ATCAAAATATCACCGCCAAGAATTAACACTTCAGCGTTTTCTGTATTCTTAAAGAAGCAGTCACCGAATTCTAAGTGAACATCACTAATTAGTGCTATTTTCATTTTTCTCACTTGGAAATTTATTACTAGCATATCTTACAATAAGGACACTTGCGCCTAATACAAAAATTGCTAGACTCATTGCTAAGATTTCATAGATTTTATCATGACCAGCTACCAAATCAATAATATATCTAGTAATAGCAGTAATCGCAATATAGATAAGAAATCTTACAGGCATATGATTAGTAGTAAAATATATACCAACCATTGCCCCAATCTCTAGGTAAATAAACAACAATAACAAATCTTGTATACTAGCATGATGTTTACCCCACATACTAAAGAATTCCCAACCTGCTGCCCATACTGTAGCAGCACCAATTGCGAATAATGCTAGTCTATGAAATACCCCAACACAAAAGTTTCCAATATTGTCAAGGTCTTGTAGTTGTTTATTCATTAAACTTAGACCTAATAAGTTCCCCAATAGTACCGCCACCTGACATATTAATATGATCAACTGTGCCAGCACAAATTTCTATAATTTCTTTAGCGAATTGTTCATACCCAACAGCTTCCCAATAAACTGGACCTTCTACTGTGTATAAATGTTTCTTTGCTAGTTGTTCAATACTTGTTTTCATTAATTTGTTTCCTCTGCTAACCATTCAATTTTAAAATCATCTGGATCATCAACAAGCATATGCTCTTTTACTTCACACCATTTGCCGTCTACTTTAATTTCAATCTTAATTTTACGCAATTCCTTTTCTAACCAACGCTCAATCTCAAGTGCTTCACCTGTGCGTTTCATCATTTCCATTTTAGCCCAAGTTTGAAACTTATTACTTTCAGCCATTTTCTTAAATGCGTCACGGCGATTATCTAATTGACTACGGCTGGATTCACTATAGCCATGTGCTCCGCTAGGACGATGACTACAATGTACTGCTGAACTTGTTTTATTACGCTTTTGACCACCCGCGCCAGTACCTTTAGTATATGACCAATCACAGTCTTTAGCAGTAACACTGAATAATGGTTCAACTGTTTTGGTATTCATTTTATGATCCATGTTTTAACAAGTATATAGTATACAGTTTTTCGTCAATAATGTCAAATCCATCGGTAATATTACCATCTACTGTAAGCAACTTTAACCCATAATTTTTTTGTATAAACTCATCAAATTCTTCTACATCAAATTGACTTTTGTTTTCCATATATTCTTTGCGAATGTCTTTAAGACTTTGCCAAAACTTCCAACGGTTTATTCTTTTATGTAATTCAGGATCGTCATCATCATAATCTTGAAATGGATATATTGTAGTCACATTATGACCATTTCAATATAAACATCATAGCATCAGCTTCATTATAAAACATAACGCTTACTGTATGATGAAATAGGTCACTGGTGACTCCGTATTCAACTTCACAATTAAAATAAGTGTTAAAACTCTCTCCAATACTTTCCTGTGGATGTATATTTAAATGTGTGCGTAGCCAACTAGCAGCGTTTCGTACAGCAGGATGATCAGCATTTATTCTTGTCATTCTACATATTAATTTATAGCATCAAACCTATATAATCTACCTTTATATTGTATAGTAACCGTTTCTCCAACTTTATATTGTACGGGAACATTGCTACATCTTTGGGTAATCTCTTGATTAACTTGATCTTGTCCAATACGATTTCCTACCATACCACCAATCACTGCTCCTGCAATAGTAGCTGCGGTATTTCCATCACCACGCCCAACTTGATTGCCTATGATACCACCAGCTACCCCACCTAATACTGTGCCTACTCCGCTATTATCAGTTGGTGTGGACACTTGACTACACTGCCGCTGATACATGGTTTGGTATTTGGGTTGAACATTTACAACTTGAACTTCTTGACCATACGCACTAATACTGATTAAACCTAACAATCCTACAAATAATTTCTTCATGGCAATATCCTCCATAATTATTTATCCTCTACGCATGTTAGCAGCATCAATCGCAGCCTGTTGACTAAAAACGGGTTGTAAACAACTCTTATGCATAATAGTAATACCCAATACATTGTCGCCTGTATATTGTTGACTTTGTTTTGAAGTAACCGCACCCTTCACACCAGTATCCAAACTAGGAATATGATTAGTCATACTACGACCAGGAGGTGGTGCCAATACAGGAAAGGGACGGGTAAGTGGGCGTGACTTTACACTAGGCTTACTAGCACTAGCCCACTCACTTTGTTTTTGTTCCCATTCTTGTTTAAGTTCTCGTGCTTTGCGTGCCTCATCAGCATTACGAAACTTTACTTTGCCTTTGCGTTTGCCCATTGTGGTAAGAGCAGGGTGTGCTAGATGCATGGTCATAGTATTCTCTCAAGTAAAATAATAGTATAGCAGGCTATATAATTACTGTCAAGCTTTATTTGTTATAAGCTTCACTATGTTTACAACTACGGCGAAACTGATAACCTGGGCAACTACATACATACCGACCACCTAACTTTTCAAGTATATATTTTTTACCCTTACTACCTTCTACTTCAATTGTTTCCTTAGCTAAGGGTTGCTGAGTAGGTTTTGCGAAGTAAACATCATCCGATTCAGTCTTGCCTTTTACTTCTATAAACTTACGACCACGAATATCAAATTGTATGGGCTTAACAAACTTATGAAGTTTTTTAGTACCAGCTACAATATAGCCTACCAAAAAGGATTTGTCATCTTTCAGGTAGTAAATGTGATTGGGTATGTTATCTGCCCATTCCGTGACTTCCTGAAAGTATTTCATTATACAGTTTCCTTTTGTTTGGCTAAAGCTTCGCTTAGTAGTGAGTAAACAAACTTTGTGGGATAGCAAGAAACATACCAATTGCCATCCTTGCGTAGAATATACTCATATTCCTCCCACTGATGGTCTCTAAGATAGTGCTCAAAGTCACGGAAGTTTTTAGCTTCAACACCAGTCTCTCCACGATCACGACCATAAAAGGTGCAACCATCTTCGTATCGTTCATTAAAATCATGCTTTTCACCGATATTAGCATGAAGAACCGACACATCACCAAGGTCAATCAATTCACGCAACTTGAAAGGATCCTGATAGTGTTCAAACAAAATTTGTCCATTGTTTGAAAGGTATCCATCCCAGTGGCAATATACCTGTCCAATAGTACCATCAGCATATTCAAGTGCGATTGTTGAGCGAGTTGCCATTTCTTAATCCTTTAATTAACTGTCAATGTTGCTATTATATACCCAAAGTGATTTATTGTCAACCTGGTTACAGTGAAGGACCATGATATTGATACTTGAGCAATTTAGCTGTATCCTCGTCATATAACCAAGTTAACGCACACCAAACACTATCCGAGACATTGTAATACTCACGATATTTGGTATACCAATGCTTGAAGTAATACTCATCCCCACGGGCTTCGGCGTATCTTTCTGCTCTTTTAAGGAATTCTAACTTATCCATATAAATCATCTATCCTTGCTATTTGCTGTAACCGAATCAAATGCCAGTCCCATATGGGACTGGCTATCAACCTTTATCGTGCCCCTTGGCTAGTCCGACGATTTTGGAAAGCCCGACGAACTTGCCAACGGCTAACGATTAGGGTCAAGCGGGTGTGGAAAAAGCCAAAGCTCAGGACTCTGACCAAGCCGTCCACCAACTCGACAGCGCCAAACAGGACATTGGCCCTCCGACCCGCTGCGTGTAAATTGCGCTCAATCATGATATTCTCCTTGCTATTCACTATACCAATATTATAGCAATAAACCCATTTATTGTCAACTATGCGGCTTCACAAGTCAATCAACGGGTCTCTAGACCTCGTAGCTGTCATCGAACCATAATTCTGCCGAAGCTTGTAGGAGGTTGGCATAACTTTGCCAAACCCATTCAATAGGTACATTGAAGTGAGAAGCAACATCATCTATGCTCACTCCACGCTCCAACATCTCCTGCATTTCTATGTCTAAATCACTCATTCTGCTCAATTTCATCTCCTTATGCGACTATGGTGCTAAACCAGCCCTCACGCTCAATTTTACGCTTGGCTGATAGCATCACCTTACGCTGAGTCATAAATTCAACTGTGGGTTCAGCATGAATTCCGCCCATATCAATCATAGCAAGTAGGGCATTGTCACGCTTTATATATGTTTTTAGTGCTTGTTGGGGAATCATAAATTGACGACCAGTACCATCAACATTCTTAAAAACTGGGCTGGTATACTGAACTTTCATTTGAGACTCCTTAATCATTTAATACAGCTATTATACACCCATGTCCATTTATTGTCAACCGTAGGATTATTGGGCAGAAATTACCATAGGACAACGACCATCTACTGTGGCACTTGGGCCTTGTGGACAAACAGCCTTAGTGCGATCAGTACCACATTTGGGGCAGACCCAACCTTTAGATTCTTCAACTCCGAAATGTTGTTTAATCTTGCCAACATAGGTGCTGGCAGGCTCACGCTGATCCACAGCAGTTCCCACAACACCAGCACATTCCCGCACAATCAACAAGGCAAACTTTTCTTGATTAAACCAAGCAGGTTGACTTTGCGATTCTTCCCAACAATGTTCGGCAAGTTCTCTAATTCGTTGGTTCATACTTGACTCGCTGCCTTATTGGCTCGTTCTTCATCACTCATCTCAAAATCTCTTTGGGCACGATCCGGTTGACGCAGTTCATCATATTTTGATCGTTCTGGATACTGTTTCTGAACAGTCTTGACCACTAACCATGTGACAAAAGCCATGCTGACAATAGCCAAATGACCAAACACATTATAGCCAAGATAAATTATTTCGCCAGTGTATAAAGTAAATGCCAACGCCCAAAAACAGGCTAACCATATACTGACAAGGTATTTGATCTGCATGGGTGCATTTTTCAAACCATTGAAGTTGGGATCCAGCAGTTGCCAAAAGGTCTTGAACAGCAGGCGTAAAAATTTTAATAAACCTATCATGATTATACTCCAAAAACAAGAAAGAAAATAGGAATGCCTATTACAGCAAAGGCAAGAAGAAGTTTAGTCAACTCACTCATAATAATATTCTACAAGAAATAACCGTAGTATACACTACAGAAAGCGATAGTGCTAATAACAATCAGCATGATATTGTCTTTATAATCCATGTATTACTCCTTTTTAGTTTCAGGTTCGGTTTTAGGGTTACCACAGAGGTCTGGGTAAAAGGTTTCATTACAGACATTGGTTACAGCATAGTGCTTGTCTTTTATAGTGTACAAGCCAATACCAATAAGTACGGGTAGCCCAAAGGCTACAAATGCTGCAATTACAAATTTCATAATAAATTTACTTTAAAGATAAAATATATGTAGCCAGGGTTTTAGCGTCAGCTTCTGTGACCTGTGGGTGCGGAGGCATAGGAATCTGACCCCAGTTGCCAGCCCCACCTGCTCTAATTTTTGCTGCCAATTTGGCAGTCATAGGCTGACCACGATACTTGTCTGCGACCATTTTGTAAGATGGGCCAACCAATTTCACAGCAGTTTGATGACAGGCCGTACAGTTGTACTTTTTGAGCAGTGCTTCGTCTGCTTGAGCAGATAAGGGCAATACCAGTAAAGTTGATAAAAGTAATTTATTCATAATGTCCTTTGTCTATGAGTTTGTCTAAATAAAGATTATATACTATTTAACTCCACTTGCCAAGACGATTTGGGCGATATGTTCGAGGCGTTCTATATGCTCAAATGCCCGCCAAGGTGTAGTATCAATGCTGACCACGCCGTGTCCTTTTATGCCCACAATGTCATAGGCTATGTTGCCAAATTCATCAAGTTCAAGGGCTTTGTGGCAATGGTCTGCCAGTTCTTGACTAATTGGTGCTACATCTCCCACATTAGGGGCTACCTTAGTATAACGGCTAAGTTCAGGAAAGTCTTTTACCAAATCTTTGAGCATAATACCACGGTGCATGGCTGCTATGGTATAGGTAGGGTGTAGATGAACTACTACACGAATGTCTTCTGAGTGCTGACCCAACTGACGCTGTAGTCCCCAATGTAGTGGAAGTTCTCCACTGGGCTTGAGATTACCACTTATATCATCTTGTTCTATTACTTCGGGAAATTCTCTTGTACCATTGTTAGCAATACGAATTTTCTTGAACATATCGTATTGTAATTTTTGTTTGCGTACACCACTAGGTGTGATATAGAAATGATTTCTATCGTGATATCTTATACTAAGATTACCATCACGACTGGTAATCCAATTACGATGATATGCTTCTGTAAGCACATCACAGCAGGTTTCTAACATAATGTCTCCCTATGTTTATTTTTTTGTACTTAGTTCTTGACTTAATTGGCTTTCCTCACCTGCTCCCAGAACGCAGGCTGTACGACCTTTAAATTCTATAATAGTCCAACCTGTGGTTTCTTTATTATAGAAAATACTAAAGGTGTTATCTTTATTGTCAACTCCCATCCAAAAAGGTTTTTCCTTATAGTCCTTGCCAGTAAGAGTTCTAATGACGTTTTCAGTTTCAGCACACACCACGACCTTATAGGCAGTTTGTTGAGCCTTAACAGATAAAGGAATAAGTAAAGAGCAAATAAGTAAATATTTCATCAGGAAAATAACTTTAATATAATAATAAATCCTTCGGCAAGACTATTGAATTTTGCTATATTTACTTGCATTCGTCCGTTTATATAAATTTCCTTAGTCATCTTAATAGACCATTTAAACCCAACAACCTTGGGCAGTCATACCAGCGTGATACATTAAACTTTCAAACCTATCATTCATAGTTCGACTCCACAAAGTTCGGTGCCATCAGGATATTGATCCCAGGCTCTACATTTTTCACTAACTGGATCTACTAACATCCAATTCCACAAATCATCTTCAATAGACCATTTTACATACTGATCTTTGGCAATTTCATACCATCGGCCATCTTTAGGTGTTTTAGCAAACGAATTTGTTTGTGTTACCTCTTGGTTCATCATTCAACTCCGAAATATTCTCTTGATTGTTTAATCTTTTGTTGATTCATTATCTTCCTTTAAATTTATGCTAGCATTAAAAGCTATAGAAATCCTATCTTCATCATATAAATTTGGTTCAACATAGTGCACTAAAAAGGCAGGAAAAATGTAAAGGTCGCTTATATTTGGTACATATCTAGCAGTTGAACTTACAAACTCATTGTAATCAATAATTGTGTCAGGATTAATATGGTATTGAAAATTAGTAGCAGGATGTTGAAATACAATACCACTTCCATTAGTTTTACACTTTATGTAATAAACTCCCGAAAATGTTGCTCCAGGATGAACATGCGGTCTATTAAAGCCTGACTTAGGATTAATATTTATCCATAAATTATCTATCGATATATAAGTTTTTTCATCTTTAAACTTCCAAAATTCTGCCACCTTTTCTACATGGTATCGTATTGTTGTAGCGAGTTTGGCAACTTCTTCATTGACTAAAGTTAATGATTGACTTTGCCAAGCTCCTACATTACTATTAGTTGCAGCTTTAGTAGAATTTTTTAATTGGTAGCTATAAGCTATTAATTTCTCATTGTCAATATTGTCTAAATTTGTATAGGCAAGGAAACTAGTAAAAAAGGTTTCAATCTTCATAGTAATTTTATTTCATAATTCTTTTAAATCTAAATTTAGATATTGAGTGCCTACTCCCATTTTTCCTTTTACAAAAAAATTAAATGCTACAGAATATCTATCAATAGTTGATTCGTTTTTAGTCACTCTATGTGGCAATACAGATGGAAATAGAAATATATCATTATTTTTTGGTACTAAAGATAATTCTCTACCATTGTAAATATTATACTCAACTGATTCAAGTCTTATTGTATCATAACGTCTAGGAGTTTCAAACATAATTTGTCCCGAATCTGGGGTAGTTTGTAAATAAGCTACACCACTATATAGAGCATTTTCATGTATGTGTGAATCACACTTATCCCCCTGTTTATGTTTATTAGCCCAAGATGTTGTAATTTCTAATTCTAAATTATCAGAAATTCTGAGAATATCTCGGAAATACATTTTAGAACATAACAATATAGAATTCCTAAAATTACTTAAATTTGATAGATTTAAAATTGTCATACTTTTAGTGGTATAGCCACCACTATATGACTCCTCATATTCTAAATCTTTTATAAATTCTAATTCATCCTGTGTAAAATTACATGTTGATTTAAAAAATGGATATCCAAACAAGGGTAACACATTGTCATTCATAATGCTTCCTAGTTTGTTCATTCTTTTATTCCAAAATGTTTTTTTATTTTATTGGCACTGCGTTGGTAAAACTTCAATTCTACATCATAGTCTATCTCAGGTGCCATTGGATCAGGTTCTAAACTAAGTAAACACTCTTGAATGATAGCCTGAGCAAATCTATTTTTAGCAATTTCCCATTTATCATGATCCGTTCCCAAACCATATACATCAATACGGCTATGTTTGGCAATTTGTCTTAATCGTTCGTTCATTATACTTTCTTATTAAGTATAAATCCAACAAAGTATATAAAAAAGGCTTTGCCTGCCCTCATCATTTGCTTGTAATAATATTTACGGTAGGTCAATCTATTTCAAAATGTAATTTAGTGTTCCAAACAGCATCACCCAATCGCAATTTATTATCATAAGCATGTTCCATAATACGGATACAGTCAGCAACAATTAATTCGGCGAACTTTTCCATCATATGATCTTGGTAATCGCTAGCATAAAAGTTTTGATTATCTGCCCATTGTTCAGCCTTATTGGCAATTAATCTAATTCGTTCTTTCATAAAAATTTCCTATACTTAAACCAAGTCTTTACAGGCATCTGTATCTTCTAACGGAAGTTTTTTAATATTGACAATAGTTTGGTTGAATAAAGTAGTAAATTCAGACCTTGCTATATCTTCATTTTCACAGGTGACAATATAATCTACATCAATACCTGTAATTACATATAATGCCTTTTCCATTATTTGTCAACATAAGTAAAAAGTATCCACTTAGCACGATTGAGGGTTTGGCGAACATCCTCAACCACCATAAAATCGTAGGTCCCACCATTGTCATGGGCAAGCATTTCCTGACAATTGCTCATTAAACTAGCAGCATACATTGCCGGGCCACTGAAACGGAAAGTAAGGCTTTGTTCTACAGCCTCACGCATTTCAGGCTCAGTACACCCATACATGCGGACTTCACGCTTTTGTTGCTCGGTCATAGTTGCGTAAGATACAGACATTTATTACCCCGTTTGTTTACTGTCAATGTTGCTATTATAGTACCAAACCCATTTATTGTCAAGCCTGTAGTATCTTTAACTAATATTATTTTCTTAATTATTAGCCTGCTGGTGTACCATATGCAAAAATTGGGTCGCTTGGCCCGGCGCTAACTGCATAATAAGCATTACCTTGTTGATTTGTGTTATTAAATCCAATTTGCACTGGACTATTTACATTTGCCATTGCACCTCCACCAAGACCAGAATACAGCACCCCATTTCCCCAAGCATACAAGGTATTATCTGATAAAATCCCAACCACCATGCCGTTATTTCTGGAAGCAACTGCTACCCAGCTACTTGACCCCACTTGTACAGGGCTGCTTACAGCAGAAGCACCACCAGTACCCAATGTTACTGCCGCTCCCCAAGTAAATAATTTATTATTAGCATCTATACCTTGAGAACTACTGGCGCTGCCATTTACAAACTTCCATATATTATTGCCTATTTGTGTAGGCAAGGTTTTTGAGCTTGCTGTTCCGTCACCTAATGACCCTGACGTATTCGTTCCCCAACCAAATAATAATCCATCCATGCGTATAACCCAAGCCCCCGTCCCTCTACTTGAGACATATTGCCAATAGTCAGTGCCAATCTGCACTGGGCTGCTTCTGTCTGTCAACGTTCCGTCACCTAGTGCTGCCCCATTGACAGACCTGCCCCATGACCACAAGGTTCGGTCTGATCTGATAGCATAAGTAGTATCACCTGTGCTAACCATATTCCAACTGCTAGAACCAATCTGAACAGGGCTACTTTGATTAATTTGTGTCCCGTCACCCAATTGTCCGTAAAAATTATTACCCCATGCCCATAGTGTAAAGTCGTCACGAATAGCAAGTACAGAACCTGAAAGACCTGTACTAACCATTTTCCAACTGTTAGTACCTAATTGTGTAAAGCTACTGCTATCGGTAGTGGTCCCATCTCCTAATGAACCAATTGAGTTTAATCCATAATTCCATAAAGTGTTGTCAGATTTAATAGCCTGAACTGTAAAAGGGGACACTGTAGTTTGTATACTTTTCCAAGTAGTTGAAGGAGTTAAACTATCAAACATACGAGTTAGCTGTCTTAATTGTGGTATAGAATTCTGTGTTATCTCTGTCCAAGTTGTATATAAGGATGTAGTTGATGTCATACCAATGGCTAGTGGGACTGACCCTGCCAAATAAGCAGTAGAGTTTAAATCAGAATAAATAGCCCCACCAATATTGCCAGAACCCGTTGAAATTCCTGAAACAAATTTTACATTTGAAGCAACTTGCGTAGGTATACTAACAGATACAGTATCTCCTGTACCCAACTGATATGTTTGGTTAGTCCCACATACATATAAATCATTATTACTATCAACCATATATGATCTTTGCAAAGCCAGATTAGGACGAAGAAATACTGTTTTATCACTATTGGCTCTTATCCAATTATTTGCCGATCCCATTTGCACTGGGACAAGATAACTTAAAGTAGTATTTTGTCCTTGCCCTAGTTCATAACTTGAGTTTTGTCCCCAGCCCCATAATGTTCCATCATCTTTTACCGCTACAACATGTGAATCTGCTAGTCCAACGTCTACCCAATTGCCTGACACTTGTACTGGAGTACTTGAATTTGTAGTATTACCTCTAGCTAACATACCTACTAACCCTGATCCCCATATATATAATTGATTTTGATCATTTATCGCAGCCATATTAAATTTACCAGAATTTACAGTCACCCAATTATTTGCTGATCCTACTTGAACTGGACTGCTGTATGAAGTAGTACTTCCTACCCCCAAAACGCCACTTGTTCCTAACCCCCAAGTCCAAAGTGTATTATCCGATCGTATAGCTCCAGTAAAATTAGCACCACATGAAACCATATTCCAACTACTTGTTCCTATTTGTACAGGTGAACTAGCCCACGCTGTAGACCCTGTACCCAGAACACCATTTATTCCATTTCCCCAAGCCCAAAGCAAATTATTATTGTCGATAAATAGCACCGAATTAATAGATGTGGAATATTTTTTATAACTATCATCAGTTGATGTAGTAACTTTACCAGGTATTTGTATAGGATAGGGTTGGGTCCCAGGTGCGATTGATGTGCTTCTAAAACTAGAGAAACCTTGAAAAATTCCATAGTTAGCAGTAAGAGAATTACCAACTATATTACCATAGTTAAAAAGATTCCCATTTGTGTCAATAAAATTTAACTGGCCTCCTGAGGATAAAGTCTGTGTAGGAAATCTGATAGGTACTTTAGGCACTTGAAGTGTATTATAGGCATCAGGGGAGGCTATTGCCACGTCGGTGAACCCAAACACTGTGTAAGCAGATATGGCAGGGACAGGAACTGTCCCTGCCGCAGCAAATAATTGTCCTATATCAGATCCTACACTGGTAGAAAAAAAGTTAGTGGTTCCATATGCTGCCCCTGCGCTAGCTGGAGCATAAACACTACCTAAATCATTACCTTGTATAGTGAATCCTGTATTTGCTCCTGGGGTAGCGTTACCAATTGGATCTAATAAACTATCTAAATCTATGCCATTTACTGAATACCCAGCCATTTATAATCTCCTGTAACATTATGTTACAAGTATTTATTAACATTAGGGCAAAAATATTCAAAAAAAAACTATTTAGAATCAGTACTTTACAATACGTAAAAATTGATTTTCTGATGGTTGAAGATAAGTATATGCCTTATTAAGTGCTCCTGCCCTACTATATGAACTTACAGTGAATTTGACAATTAGTTTGTTGCTGTCATATTTATCAACTAACTCAACTAGATACTTTGTCATAATTGTCTCCTTGTACAGTAGCAACCTGTATATTAAACGAATATTTATTACCTGTCAAGATTCACGACTATCAATAATTTTATCTACCAATCCAAAACTTACAGATTCTTCGGCACTCATGTATTTGTCACGCTGTGTTGCGGCAATTAGTTCTTCCTCAGTTTTTCCTACTGAGTTATGCTTAACATAAATTTGAGTTAATGTGGTATTAAGTTTAATCATTTCTTCCATTTGAATTTTAGCATCCCATACTGTACCTCTAGAACCGCCAGAAACTGAATGTATCATATGGCGAGCATTAGGTAGAATATATCGTTTACCAGTACTTCCTGCTTGTGCTAACAAACTACCCATACTACAAGCTTGCCCCATTACAATAGTGCTTACATCTGGTTTAATAAATTGCATGGTATCATAAATCGCAAGACCTGCGGTTACGCTACCACCTGGACTATTAATGTATAGTTGAACATCTTTGGAACTATCTTCACTTTCCAAAAACAATAATTGTGCTACAATAAGATTTGCCATTTGGTCATGTACTTCACCTTCAAGCAAAATCACTCGATCCCGTAATAATCGGCTGTAAATATCGTAGCTACGTTCGCCTTTGCTTGTCTGTTCAAGCACCATTGGTACCAAAGTCATAAGATTCCTTTTAAATTAATATCAATAAATATTATATATGAGATACTACGAAATTAAAAATCTTTTGGAAGAAGTAAACAAGGACGAAACCCCAGGGGTAGCACCTGCGCCCGTAACCAAGCAACAAGTAGAGCAAATACTAAGAGCCGCAGGATACGAACAGTTTAAAATAGCAAGAAATAAGATTAATGTTTTGGTTCAAATCCCCGATGGTCAGAAAAAAGCGGAATTTCGTAGTGCTATCCTAAGAGAAATATTAGCTACATTACAGCAAAAACTACCTGAGGGTGATGCTGAATTTACTACTGACCCGGGCGTAAGTAGTATAGGCGGTATTGTTTTCACAGATAGTCCTGTTAGTGTAGTAGTCAAAGACGTTGGTAAACAAGGTGATCAAAGTGCGGGTGTAGCGAACGAATTAGAATTAGCTAGTTTATTACAATCAGTAATTGAAAAATACGGTAGCGCAAACGTTAGTTTTGTAGATGAACGCGGTAAACGCATGACCATTAAAAATTGTACTAATGTAGATGTAGCCGGCCGTGACACATCAGGTCGTAAAAAAGCAGACGTTGTATTGACTAGTGAACGAGGATCACTTCCTATTAGTATCAAAAAATTAGATGCTGACATGTGGGAAAGTGCTGACAATTTGTTTGGTGAACGTGCTAGAGGAATATTAGATAAACTAATCGCTAGCGGAGATATTAGATTAAACAAGATTGGTGACAGAAAAATGAAGACAGGTACCGTGCCTGTTTATGAACTAAGCAAAGAAATCGTCATGGAACCTACTGAAGAAGAAGCCATGCAAGCGATCTTTGGTAGTGATTTAAATCCTAAAGGCGGTGTTGTCATACAAACATTCAAACCCGAGCATTTTAAACAAGTTGACAACAATATCACAGTGGATGCCCATGCGGTTATCACAAACAAGGCTGAAATTCCTGAAAGCCATTTAATGGTTTGGTTATTACGCAACGATAGCACACGCAATGGGGGTAGCTTAGGTATCGCCGGTATTAGACCACTGGGAGTTACATTAACTCGCGGTATAGGTAAGACCGGTAAAAAAGATGTTATTCTGGTTGATGTAAACGGAAACGTTGTTAAGAATCCTAATATTTAACATTTATCAAAGTTTTGTTTAGCGAACCACCTACGCATCATGTGTGCTCGTTTTAATGATATACCATAAATACAGGAAAGTTATGAGTTGTCAAGACTTTTTGCGTTTTTCTCTACCCACACTTGGTTCTGGGGTCTTTTCTTTTTTACCTAATACACTTTTTGTTGTAATGTCTTTAGCAGACTGTGTAAATTCTTCTTCATCTTCTACACTATCAATATCATCTACTCTTGGTTCGCCTGGTTCATAGCTTACACTATCATCTGTACGACCTAATTTAAAACTAAACCCACCTGTAGTAGGTTCTTTGGCACTAGATTTATTTTCTAACGAAACTTTACCATCAAGTTTAGCTGGCCATTGTGTTTCAAAAGTAAACTCATATTTGTTTTTCTTTTGGTAATCAGTGTATTGCTGAACAAAATTCATTTCTAAAATTTCAAGAACCATAGCCCTAAATTCGGGCAGTGCTTCTTTATTATTAATAGCATCAGCAACTTCACGCTTAATAGCATATATAATTTTACCACCTGGAGTTGCCGTTTGACTTGCCACACTTCCTAAAATACTATTCCATTCATTACCAAATGGTATTTTTTGTCCTTTCAGACTGGCAATTAATTTTTGTTTAAGTTCAGGATTTTTTCTAAATGGCAAAAAATTATGCCAAACTTTATCAATTGATTTTGAATTTGCTTTATAAATTAAATCCATAGCATCAAATGCTTGGTCTAATGTACCTCTTTCTTTACATAACTTAACTAATTCTACACCATTTTTTAGTTTAGGATCCTGCTCAATATGAGGAGGAATCTTTAAACCTGATATAGCAGGGGCTGCTCCACCGTCTTTGCCCTTACTTGATATATTAATATTATGATTAGTGTTTGGGTTACTTATCATACCAAAACTATCTGCCAAAGCAAAATTACTTGCTGATGGAAATTTTACAACTAATTCATCTGTAGACGCACCTAACCATTCTTGGAAAGCTGCCCTCTTTGGAAATCTTGATCTACCATATAATAATGCTAGTACTCCCAAATACTCACCGGCATTATCTTGTATTGCTGCTCGTAGCTTATCATTTTGAGCAGTTTCAGGGCTAATTGATACTGACTCACCTGAAACAATATATCCTGCTAATTGTATAACGATCTTGCCATAATCAGTACTATTAAGTACAGGATTGCTTACTATGGTTTCATAAAAATCAGTAGCAGGTATGTCTCTATCTGTTATCCCAATTGCCTTTGGTGTCAATGCGTAACTTGCTTTTCCACCTTGTGCTTGTGGCTCATCTAATCCTACACTAGCACCACCAAACTCTGTTGTCTTAAGTAATTTACTAAGTGGCATAACATTTTTGCCATTGTAATTTTCGCCTTGTGCTAATTTTATAAACTGAGCTTCCTTACTATCAGTAAAGTTTTCTATATCAGGATCCCATAATTGTTGATAACGCTCTGCTTCACTGGGGTCGATCATAACCTCTTGGTTATCTACTGTGGTAAATTTTCTTTGAGCAGCTATTTTTTTAATAAAAGAATCATAACGACTAGGTCTATTTTTAAACTCACTAGCAGCCAATGTAATACCCTCACTGAGGAAATCTATTAAATTAATTAAATCACGCATAATATATATTTAGCACTTTAGTAAGTTTTGTTTATTGAACCATATTATACTATGTACTACTTTTTTTAATGGTATTTGGTGTTTTAAAAACTTCTTTCTGTGGATATAAAAAGTTGGCCCATGACTCATAAATGGTTCTAATCCTTTTTTTATTCGCTTATATCCAAGTATATCCCATTGATATTGATGGGCCATTTCATGTGCTATAATCATAATTAACCATTGTTTACAGAAATGATTTTGTGTAACGATTAATTCACATCCTGATTTATATTTTGTAGGATTTTTTGTCCCTACACACATACCCCAATAATTTGTTATTCTATTTTTAACTATTATTTTAGGAGTATGAAGTTTATCATTGAATAGTTCTGTATTAATAATCTTATATAATTTTTTAACCTCAGTTAAACTTGTTTTGTATGACTTTCGTTTTTGCTGACTTATAGTGGGAAGTTCGCAATTCATTAAATCTGTCAATTTGGAAGTTCTCATATAAATATTTATTTAGGAGACACAACATGGAAATACTAATTGTAGTAGTCATATTAGTTATTGCCGTTGGAGCATATCTTTATTACAAGAACAAACTAGATACAAACAAAGATGGACATGTAAGCAAAGAAGAAGTAGCCCCAGTAGTAGAAGAAGTAAAAAAGGAAGTAGTTGAGGCTGTAAAAGCAGCAGCCGATGTTAACAAAGATGGTAAAGTAGATATTAAGGATGCTGTTGAAGTTGTGAAAAAAGCTAGAACTAAGAAAGCTCCAGCTACTAAACCAACAACTGAAAAACCTGCTGCTAAAAAACCAAGCAGACCAAGAAAACCCAAAATGGCGGTAGCAAAGTAATTGAAGGAGATTGGTTTTGACATTATTAGTGATCTTTACCTAAGCCCAGATGATAGTTTTAACTGGGAAGGTAAAGCCACTAGTTTATATTGTATTGTAGCTGGTAATATAACAAATGATACAAGAACACTTATACTAACGTTAGCACACTTAAGTAAATTTTATCAAGGTGTGTTTTTTACTACAGGTCCACACGATCTTGAAAACAAAGCTAATATACAAGATTTTAACTTACGATTAAGCAATAGCTTTAACAAAATACAAAATGTTAGGTCATTATATGACAATTTAGTTATACTTGACGGTGTTGCACTAGTCGGAATAAATGGTTGGTATGGTGTTGAAAGAGATTTAGAAAAAGAACAAAACGCTCATAGTGATTTAGGATACCTTTATCATAGTATAAAAGATATTCAAAAACACTTAAATGTAAAAAGAGTAATTGTTGTAAGTGGGTGTGTACCTGGTAGAAGTTTATATTTTAATGAAGAACCTAGTATAATAGAAACACAAATGCCACTACAATCTATATTAGCAGCAGATACAGAATTTAAGATTTCACATTGGATATTTGGTGGACTCAAAAAACAAGTGGATACGCAAATTGAAGGTATCCACTATATAAGCAATCCATATTATAAGCGCACATTAGACCCAAAACCTATACAAACGATTAATTGGGCTAAACGTATTGCTATTGATGTTTAAGCATTCTCTGGTTCTACTTTAATTTGTAATGGGTACCCATGAGCCCTAGCATCAATAGTGACCTCAATACCCTTTTGTTCAGCAATTTCATATGGTAAAACTGCTACTACAGCACTTCCTTTATCGTGTATATCGAGTGTAATTGTTTTTGCTGTTTCATCAGTGTAATGAAAATATTCTACTAATGAACTTACAACAAATTCCATTGTTGTATGATTATCATTAACATAAATGATTTTATACAATGGTGGTTCTTTTAATGCTAAATTTGGTTTAATTTTTGTTTTAGTATCAGTGCCTGTAGCCATTTTTCTACCTTTGTTAATTTGTGAGCATACAAACGTATGCTCACATACACTATTATATTATTTATTAAATGCAATAGCAATTTTCTTGGGTTTATCTTCTTCAGGTACTACACGCTGAAGGACAACTGTTAATATGCCATTCTCAATAAGAGCACTGGAAACTTCAACATAGTCACCAAGAATCCAACTACGTACAAAACTACGTGCGCTAATACCACGATGTAGATATTCTTTGTTTTCATTGATATCAGTAGCTTTTTCGCCACGTACAATAAGTTGTTTTTTCTCAACTTCTACTTCAATTTCCCCATCTTTGAAACCAGCAACTGCCATTTCAATACTAAACTTATCCTCATCATGTTTCACAACATTATATGGTGGATAGTTAGTTTGGTTCTGTGCTGAAGTAGCACGTAGTAATTCATCAAAAATTGAATCGAAACCGATACCAAATTTATGAATTGAAGGAATGTCTAAGGAACGTAATGTAAGATTTGTCATGTTATTCTCCTTTATTAAGCAAGTATGACGTTTGAATGTAAACCCGACTATCGGCGTCTACACCTGTATTTATATTAACAAAATTGTGTAAAAAAATCTACTATTTAGGTTAAATAGAACAACTCAACAATGATTGCCAAAGTGAGTAGGATAAGCAGTCCAACCTGTTTTCTTCGTGTTAATTCTTGAGTGATTAATTCAATATCTTCAGGTGCCATGTTCGTACGAACTTCTTTGGTAAGACTTTGACTGCCCGAAATAATCAATGACAGTCCGATTATAAAAATAATTGTTAAAACAAAATATAACATTAGAATAATTTTTTGGGAAGTTGTTGACTTGCTAGATATTTTTTCCAACGTTTTTCAGCATAAGATTTAGCTATTTTACGCTTAACGCTTGGTTTTGTAAATTGCTGACGGGTTTGTAGTTCTAGAAGCATGTTGGACTCTGATATCTTCTTCTTAAACTTTCTTAAAGCCTTTTCAAAGTTATCATCCTGTACTAAAACCTTTCTGCCTTTTAAAATCATATTACGTTTGGATTCTTTACTAATTCACGTGAAATATTTATCTGTTTTATGTTTTTTTCTTTATATATGCTTATATTATACATATGTGGCATTAGGACTTTTTCTATTTCTGTATGTAACCCACGTGCTCCAGTTTTAAGTGTAATACAATTATCAGCTAATTGTTCAATAGCCTTACTATCAAAAGTAAGCTCAATATTATCTAAACTAAACAAGTATTGATACTGTTTAATAAAGTTATTTTTTACTTCAGTTAGTACTTTAATCATTTCTTCTTTACTAAGTTCTTGTAATGTAATAGTAGTAGTAAATCTACCAATGAATTCAGGAATCATTCCATAACGTGATAAATCGTCTGGAGTAATTTCATCTAGTCCAATATCATCAGTTTTACTTAGAACTTCAGCACCGAACCCAATTGTACTGCCTCTTATACGATTTTTTATAATATCTTTTAGTCCAACAAACGCACCACCTGAAATAAACAATATGTTAGTGGTATCTATTTCAATCATTTCATTGTTGGGATGTTTTCTACCACCACTAGCACTAATTCTACAACGTGTTCCTTCAACTAACTTTAATAATGCTTGTTGTACGCCTTCCCCAGATACATCACGTGTAATACTAGTATTCTCACTTTTTCTAGCAATCTTGTCTATTTCATCAATAAAAACAATGCCACGTTGTGCTAGTTCTTTATCACCACCTGCGGCACTTAATAACATACTAATCATGCTTTCAACATCATCACCAACATATCCAGCTTCAGTAAGTGAGGTAGCATCAGCAACTACAAACGGTACGTCTAAGTATTTGGCAACTGTTTTAGCTAATAATGTTTTTCCAACACCAGTTGGTCCAACTAACATAACATTACCCTTGCTAATTGTAAAATCTTTTGGAGGAGATTTAATACGTTTATAATGATTGCTAATAGCAACACTTAGTACCATTTTAGCACTATCTTGTCCTATTACATGTTCATCTAAATAATTTTTTATAGCAATAGGATCAAATGACTTTTCAGAATTTTTACTAGGTTCTGATGTTTCATCTGTTAATAAATTATTACATAATTCTATACAGTCACTACATATAGCAACTTCATCACCTACTATTAATTTTTTTACAACATCTTTGTGATTGCCACAAAAGGAGCAATGGCTTATTTTAGAATCTGACATGAAAATTATTTATAAATCAAAAGTTTACCTGCAGAATTACTTAGTCTTTTTAAGAAATTCCTCTATTAACTGCTTTTCTGCTTCAGTTAACAACTCAACATCATATCGACCAGCGTCAATCTCAGTTATCAAGTATTCAATATATTTCTTATCAAGTAAATAAGAATCGGTATTTTGTTTAAATATTTCTATCCATTTACTTCCGTGATACTTAAACACACGATTTGGTAATACGTCAACACGCACAAACATATCACCCTTTGACGCATACTTTGGAAATTTGGTACCAAAATTAGTAGAAATTTGTGATGTACTATCAGCAGTTAATCTAAACATCTCTGGGTATAGTGATAAGGCAGCACTTCTGCTCATTGACTTATCACCATATGTTATGTATCCACCATCAGTTTCTTTATAAGGAAGTGGTTCTGTAACATTTTCAGTTTCAATAATAACTTCAGGTTTCTGCTCGACCTCTATAGTAGGTTCAGGTTCCATATACTCAACTGTATTATAAGTTGTACAACTTGTATTTGAACAAAATAACCCTAAATTACCAACTTGTTCTAATGGACTATTACATACATTACAATGTATTTGTTCAACTTCTTTTTCTGTAACCTCAGGGTTATATACTTGATGTCCAAACAACTTTATCCCAGGTACTTTGTCCACCCATTTTTTATAAAGATAGGCTGGCTCTACCTGTTTAACAGGCTCTTCAACTACTTCTTCCTTAGGTTCATTTATAGGTTCTGTAACCTTTTCTATTTCTTCAGGTTTAGTTTCTACAGTTGGTTCTTCTATAAGTGTGTGAGTAATTGTTGGTTTTTCTTTATCCCAACGTCTACTACTATTCGCAGCTAATACTAATGTTAATGCTAATGGATCAAAAACTAATACAATTAGTATAATGACCCAACGTACAGCACGTTCTAATAAGTTAGCATCAGGATTATCACCATATATTAGTGCTGCTATATACTTAATCGGACCGACTTCGGCTTCAACCTTGCGTACTTCTGCCGCAATAGGTGCCCTTGCTTCGTTAAGTTCAGTAATCTTTTTCTGCTCGGCTTCGATATCACTAAGCAGGCGTGTGCGTTCTCTAGCCTGAGAGCGTCGAACCTGTACTGCCTTATCGGCTCCTTGTTCAGTCGTTGAGCGGCCCATTGTTTGGTCCACTGCTTCATCCAATTGTTTAAGACTACGCCTATTAGCATCGATGTTTTCCTTGGCTATTTTAATTTTTTCATCAAACAATGCTATCTTAGCTACTACATCACCACTCACTAAACTTTGGTCACTATGTGCTTTACTTAAAAAACCAAATATTCCCATGCTGGTTAAAAGGGCAAGTGCTATAACAGATGTTGCCAAATATAATTTCATTGACCATTTTACACGGTCCCAATATTTGTGTAACCATACTGTAGTAACTACTTTACTAAGTTCAAGCGCACCGCCCATTATAATAATAGGAATTACAGCAGCACTAAAAATAGCAATTAATCCTGCTATACTATACCATGCTGCTATACCGCTTAACGATAATGCTACAACAAGTGTGAGATTAGTAAGGTTGAATATTTTAGAGAACATTCAATTATTTAGCGAGTTATCTCCATCAATATCAGTAGATAATCCAAACAAGTGGCCGTATGAATCTAAGAACTCTTTTAATGGAAATACTAATTTTCTCGGAATGCCTGGTCCTTGTGTTATATGAACAGTAACTAATATATCTTCTTCACTACGGCTTTTAGCTTGTATTACTTCTATCTTGTCACCATCAGGAAACTTATAATGTTTCCCGATGATTGGTTTAATGATATCGATTGGTTTCATTTCTTTTTCTTAATATGATGTACTGAAAAATCACCATACTTACCTGACCAATCACCACCGTAATTTTCTAATTCTTCAGTATTATACTTAACTGCTTTGATGTGAGTATTGCCTTCAAAATCAAATGTTTCAAAAGTTAAGTTTCTTAAGTCAAATACCTCACCCTCGGGCACTTCGACATTTGATTCAAAGTATGTACCTTTACCGCCTTGTGCCCAATATACATAATAACCTGGCTTAAGATCATATTCCATGTAAAATTCTTCAACTTCAACCATAGCTTCATAACTTTCTTCGCCATGAACACTATCAACAAATTCACCTAATTCTTGGCTTATAATTTCATTACCATCATTATCAGTAATTACGATATAGCAGTAACTATCAGCTCCGAACCAATATCCTTCATCACAGTAATCATTATAATATTCAAACTCAAATCTTGCTTTCTTTGGTACTTTGTTATCATCATAATCATAGTCACCATTCAATGCTTCATAGAGGTCCTCACTATGTTCACTCCAATAGTCATATTGTGCTTTGCTGATTTTATTAATGCCACGCTCTTCACCTCTGCCACGCAATTCTATCTTAAAATTGCCTGGACCATATGATGGTACTAGTCTAACTTTTTCTTCAGTTGGTTCAGCATCTTTCCAAGGCCAAGCAGGTACACTATCTGCTAGTCTTTCACTTACAATAGTCTCTAATTGATTTTTCAATTCTTCTTTATTGTGGATTTCATCTAACACTTTTTGTTGTTCAGCAAATTCCTCATCACTGGGAGGTGTACCTACATTTTCCATATCAATTTCTTCTAGTTCTTTATATAGCTTTTGTCTTTTTTCTTCTTCTAAAATACCTTCTTCAGTTAATTCTAACTTACTATCACACATTGGACATACTTCTTCAGTATGATGAAATTCTAAATCATCTTCTTTATATACAGTCCCATCTATATTATAAAACTCGGTTCTACTTTCCCACTTAGATCCCTTCCAACGACAATTCGTACATTTATGTGTTTTGGGAGGTACATATTCTTCACGGTGTTTCCAATCTTCAACTTTGTATGTTACCTCATAACCACCTTTACGATCGGTCCACCAATCATCTTGGTCTAAGTAATCCCATTCAATGTCAATATTATTTTCGTAGGCATCTTCAATAACTTGATCAAGATCAACTGATCCATCAACAATACCTTTTAACTTTTCTTCAAGTTCGTTTTCCTCTAATTCAGGATAAATTTCACCCAACAACTCAGTATCAAGTTCAAGTCCATAAACTTTTTCAACTTGATGCCACTCACTCTTTACAACCTTAACCATATAATTCTCCTAAAAGGGGCTGTATCTAATTGTATAATCCATACCAGCTTTGGTAGGAATGTGTTTTTTAACCAGTCTATTATAATTGCCTTTATACTTTAAACCAAGTTTATTGGGTGAATGACAAGCAAGATAATGTAATACCTTAAACGCTTTATTTAAAGCTTGAGGTTTATACTTATCTAAAATGTATTGTTGATATGGCACCCAGTTAAAACTTCTATGCTTTTGATGTTTCAAAAAAGCTTTGTGCTTATAACTGATCGGTAATTGTAATGGTCTAAATTTACTTGTCATCACGGAATCTTACAAAACGTGGGAAACGCAAACTATATGAACCATCACGGTTTTGTGTGATAATGTCACAAAGTATTTCTACAGTGCGCCCAACAACTAGGTTACTGTCTTCCCAATATGTGTCACGATCTTCATCACTATATCCACTGCCAACATTGACTTGAATGAACTTCCCGTCATCTTCACCCTCACAAATCAATGCTCCCAATCGTCCTTTGTTACGACCAGTGCCTTCTTGTAATCCTACTACTGTAAGGTCTACTGTAATAGTGGGCTTCCATTTCATCCAAAATGTATTACGCTTACATTCATATGGGGCATCCAAATCTTTAATCATGATGCCTTCAAACCCAGCATTCACTTGATCCTTAGCATAACGCATAAGTTGATCTTTACCTGCTGCAGTGTCCAAGTCTACCATAATATGTGGTAACAATTCAACATTAGGCATATCATCAATAATTGCTCGCATATCCTCAAGGATTTTAATACGCTTACTTAATTGAGCGTTCCAATGTCCCTCAGAAAAAGCAACTAATGGGATAATATCAAAGATATTGAATACACTATCCTCAGCTTGAACATTTTCCTTGCGTCTTGCCTGCCGCATCAACTCCTGAAAACTATTACCAATCACTTCGCCGTCAAGTACAAAACCCATGCTAAGATTACTTGTACCTGCTTTGCGAACAAGTTTATGAAAATTCTCGCCAATTTGTTGTTCAATATGTGTAAAGTTTTCAAATACTTTACCATTGCGACTATAACTGGTAACATGTATATCACCCTTATAGTTACCTGGGTTAACAATCATAAGTACACGAACGCCATCTAATTTTGGTTCTAGGCGTTTGGTACCGCGCATTTCAGGACGACCTTCACTATTGGTCGCTAATTGACACCCAAATACTGGGATTTCGTAGTCAGTTCCCTTACAGATTTTATTGATTGTTTTTTCGCTAATACCACATCTTAGGTCACGACGGATGACTGGAGCACAAAAGTTATTCCATTCTATGCTATCAAATCTTTCGCTCATTTCATCAATAGCTACTAATGCTTTGTTACCTGTCAGACCACGCTGACCAAGCTCAGATAACAAGTCATCGAATTCATCCCATGGATTCTCAGCATCAGTAATGCCAACTGTGTCAGGGACTTTGCGTACTCCAAATGTTATATATGGATTGTAAGTAACTTTGGTAAGTGTAAGGAACTTGATAGCATTAATAGACCCCAATACCGCAGCCTCTAGTGCTTGTTTGATAACATCCTCTTTGTGTAAACGACTATCGGATTCTTGTAACTTAGCGATCCACGAAGCACTCATATCTATTCCTTTTAACTTAACAATACCCATATTATAGCACAGGGATTATTTACTGTCAACCTTTTCCGACTTTAGGATTTTCACCAATACCTCGTTGCGAAAGTCTTGTTCCTTACGGACTCTCTTTTCATCATGCTTTACGCCAAAAAGCATTCTATCGTACTTTCTAGCCCATTCAATACCTTCTAACCAACGTTCCAATTCATTAACAGTTCCTACAAAAATTTCAGCATCACGGCTATAAGGAGGTAGTGATTGATTGTCTTTAGGGATTATAGCAAGATCACCAAACCCAAAACCATTATTGTAGTCTCTAACTTTGGTAATTAAAAAACCAAGCTCATTACACTTTGCCTCAATTCTTTTAATCTGTAAAATTATTTCGTATCCACTCATATATCACCAACTTGAATTGTAAAACACTTTGCGACCTAAAAACAATTCTGCTTTAGCATCAACTCCATTTCAATCCATAAAAAGTAACATATCGTTCATCAACAAAATAAAATTCCACTGAACTGGTACCGTGTGTAGAGGGAGCGAACCATGTCCATGCGAAGTCTTTATTAAGTTGTAGTCCGTCTTTTATAAGTTCATACTTTAATGCTAATGCGTCAAACGGTTTGAGCCCTTCTATTCTTAATACATTATTCACAAGTACCTATTTTTCAATTCTTTACGCACTGCCTCAATCGCTTTGTTCCAACCTTCATCATCACCTACCCATTTAATTTTAGTTAATTCACTATCTAAATCTTTGACTATATGCTTTGCTATGCTACGGCATACAGCCATATCCTTGTAAGCACTATCAATACCTTTTATGCTTTCGTTTAGTATTCTTTCAAGATTAGTCATTTGATTTTCGCTAACACTTCAATTGCCAAATCAGTATCATTTATAGTATCACAATAAGCTGCCATCATCATTTGATAAGCAATCTCAGCATCTGGTCCGTGTTTAGCAACAATCTTTCTAACTTCATTTTGATCCTTTGCTACCCAAAGTAAGTTAGCAATCATAGCTTGATTTTTATTTCCTAAATGAAGTTCCATATTATAACACCTTTACACGATTAAGTTGGGTTTGATTGTCACGATGAGCCTTTACCGTACCATGGGCAACAATCAACTTGCCTGGATCAATGGACTGCTTGTAACTGAAAAACACAGCCTGATCGTCAGTAGTCACACCACTAATAAAGTATGTATTCCATTGTTGGCTGAAGATACTACGCACCACCTCTATATTGACACGAACCTTGTCACCAACACTACCGATAAAGCCACCAGTAGCATGTTCAAGTTTACGATTAATTGTATCACGCTTGACACCACGCTCATAGCAACTTGGTAGACTTGCGATAATAGCAATGTCCAACATGTTTTCAATTTCATCACGGTTGCTTATGACCAACGCATTATTGTCAAACTCACTAAGAAGTTTACCTTGGAGGATCTTAAAAGTAAGCCCTTGATAATAGCTACGCACTAATTTAGCCTGCTCACGATCGGCATCGGTGATTTGACTAGGATCAGCAAGTAGTCGGGAAATAATCATACGATTAGTTTCCTTAGCTGGACCCTGTGGTGAGTTGGGTAGAATTTCTTCGGCTGCAGCGTATGAAGCTACCATTTTAACATACCCACCGTTGATGCGTTGGGCAGCAACAGCACATACCCAAACTTCATCGGCATTGTATTTGATTTGTGTGGACTTTTTACTTGCTACTTTAGATATGTTTGCTGCTGAAAGGTTGTTGTATGACTTACGAAAGTACATAAAAATCTCCGTTTTTCACAATATGTAATCATTATATACCCGTGTCCATTTATTGTCAACCTAATTTAGTGGTGTAAGTCTTCAATATTTTGATTAGTTGGGTTGGTAAATTGTTTGTATTTACACATATCCTCAAAAGTCTTCCACAGTTTGTCAAACTTGTGGTCATACAAAGTAGCCAAACTATTAAAATCATTAGGTGTTGCTTGTTGGTCTGCTAACAATTTAATATCGTCAGTGACTTTCCAACAGTCTAATATACTTTGTTCAAGGTCAAATCTATCACTCATTTTTATCCCATTTATCAATATTGTTTTGACTACCGACAATTGCGAAACCAATCGCAACAATTAAACCAAATAATGTACAAAGAAAAATTCCATAAATCATTCCGTCACTCATTTACTTACTCCAAAATGTTTTTTCATTACTTCTCTACTTATGGTTGGTGTGTTATTTTCAGCAATAGTAGCACATTCACTAATTAGTAACTCAGCGAAACGGACAAGAAAGTTTTGTTTTGTTTCCCAACTTGTTTCAGATTGAACATGACTTGATGCTGCTTTATTCCATACTGTTTTAAGATTATCATTCATTTTGTTTCGCCTGCTAAAATTCCCCAACCTGTATCGTAGCTCATTTGATAGCCTCTTTTTGAAACATAAGGAAAAGATGTTTTTTATGTCGTGGTTCCCATGCTTTTGCTTTTGGTCCACACATATTATCTATTCTCATTGAACTACAAAATTGATAAAAACTTGGTGTACTGCTTCCATTTACTGGGTCATATCTTGCCTGAATCATTGATTCTGGTAATGTACATCTAAAACCATGACTATTTCTTAAAAGCCTATCCATGAAACTGGCTTTGCTATGTTTACAATCACTACACTTAAAGGTGCGGTCATATTCTTTCTGAAAGTCCATAATTTCCTACCAATCAATTCTAATACGGGTATTTGCTTTTTGGTTCCAATACACTCATTGGTCAACCTGTTTGTTTTTGTGTTTTGGGGTACGCTTGTACCCATCTTTACGCTTAACAACTTTTGGTTTAAAGGGACTATCTTCACTAAACAACAAAAAGTGTTGGCGTGAATTAGGACGCTGAAACTTATGTGATTTTGTGTCGATCTTCATAATACCCTCAGTATAGCAGAGTGTTTATTTATTGTCAATTACTTGAATGTGTTTAATACAGGGTCATGCTCTTTGATTAGTTGCGTTTCTACAACATGTGCCTCACGCTTACCACGAACTACGTCCAAATAACTGAATGTAAACTGTTCAGGACCATATTTACGTAATGCTAAACTAAGCGACCAATTCTTGTCCTCAGTCATAGCACGTTGCAAATGCTTTTGCATACGACGGTGTAATGTCCTATAGATGTTGCCACTATATGATAATGCAGTCAATCCAATATACTCCATGCCTGTTTCAGTATGGGTAATCACGTAAATAACATGATTACGATCGGATCTGCGCTTGCGTGTTTTTGTCATCATGTATGCATTATATGCCCAAACCCATTTATTGTCAATGCAAATTTGACTATTTTTTAAGCAGGAAATCCAAGATTTTTTGTTGTTTTTTCACAACATCCAGTTCCCATGGCAACATTTTGTACTGATTATAGCACATATTCCTTAATTCTGTAAAGCTACAATATACCTTGTTTTCCCAAACATATTCCGCATTTCTGCTATAAGTCAATTGCCCTGTATGGATTTGGGATACATGTATCAACTCGTGTGAAAGCACATATACACATTCTTGGTAAGACAAATTACTGTTTAATCGTATGCGATTTTTTATCCTACTATCAAGCACTGTTTCGCCGTAATTGTTTTGTGCTAGGTTGCTAAACTCAATGATAATTTGATCTGGTAAAGATAATTCTGATTTTACTTTCTGACATACATTATTCAACAACTGCTCTTTTATATAATCATTTGGTATGCCTTTATTGTATACGTATTTGACCTCCATAGCCAATAAAAAAGGGGCAATAACCCCAATTAATAAAACGCCCCGTATATACTTAATCCTTCGTTTCGCATACGTTTAATAGTTGGGCACAATGAACTACATACCCCAAACGTACGTAAATTTACAGTGCTAAACAATCCACTATCATAACTTTCTGGTATTGCCATAATACTATTACTATTGATTGGTTGTTCTGCGAATGTCCATAACTTACCATTGCTTACATTATACGAAGGTTGTAATGGTAATTGTACATAAAAATAATTTGGATAGTCTGCTTGGTTCTGCGATTGTAACCATGTATACATGTCCTCGTTATGAGCATAGATATAAAACCTACGTCCTTTTAAATATGCTGGAGTAACTTCTGTAGTAGGAACATCAGCCCCTAAGTAAATTTTGCCATCGACACGCCATGCATCAACCATAACACTAAAGCCTTGACCAAAGGCTTTTCCTATTTGTTTAGGAGTATTTTCTGTTTGTGGATCTTGCCCGTTAGTAAGACCTCTGAATGAAATATAGAGCATTCATTATTTATTCTTTAATCTGCTCAACTTCCACTTTGCTTTGTTTTAAGAACTTAATACCACTGTCATCACGATATTGTTGTCCATAAAATACACGTTTGATTCCTGATTGATAGATCAATTTAGCGCAATCCAAACAAGGACTATGTGTGATGAAAATATCAGCACCTAATCCTGATTCGGTTGATCTAGCTAATTTACTAATAGCGTTGCTTTCTGCATGTAAAACCTCACGTTTTGTAAGCAATCTATAGTGTGTATTGATTTCGTGATTTTCTAACCAAAACTTTCCAAACAATGGATAATCATCAGGTGATTTATCATGTGGCATAAACTCTACAGTTTCACATTCATTATCCCAACCACTAGGCATGCCGTTGTATCCTATGCTTATTATTCTGTCATCTTTTACAACGATAGCCCCCACGTGTAAACGATTGGCAGTACTCAGTTCAGCAAATCGTTTTGCTACATCCATATATGCTACTTTAAATTTATCTTTCATATTGATCTTTGGAGCGGGTAGTCGGATTCGAACCGACGACATTTTCCTTGGCAAGGAAACATTCTACCCCTGAATTATACCCGCAATAAAATTTACAACTGGAGCGGGTAGTGGGATTCGAACCCATCTATTGAGGTTTGGAAGACCGCCGTGTAACCGTAAACACTTTACCCGCTTTGTAATTTTTTTAAACGCCATACTTCTTTTTGTTTAGCTATTGACTCAGGGGATCTTTTTCTACCCTTTAGAGAATCTGATATCCGCAATTTACTTTCTTCGGTATGATTTTTTCCTTTGAAAGGAGTATTTCCAGGATGACCCATTTTAGATTTAGTTTCTTCTTTATGTCGTTTTCCTTTAAATTTAGCAATACCTGATTTATTAATGTAGTCAAATCCACCAGAACCACCTCTACGAAGATTGTAACAATCTTCTCGTTCAAGAAATTCTTCGGTTATTAATTCTTTTTCTCTTGCATACATTTCTTCTGAAGTGTCGAACGTTTCAAGTATTGTCTTTTTGAAATTTACAATTCCGTATTTTTCGATAGCAGAGCAAATAATTTTTCCGCTACCCATATAACCATCATTTAAATTTTTGGTTTTATGAACACCAATGTAGATTTTATTATTCACGAGATTCGTTATCTTATACAAGTAATAGAACATAGAAATTCCTCCTTAATTATATTTATAAAAAAATCCAAAAATGTGAACGCTAAGTCCTCTCCCAGGAGAATACCCGCATGACTTTTATTTAATCACTAAGTTATAATCACTATATTTTTCTTTTGCGTATTTAATAATATTAGGATCTTTAGAATATACATGCATTGAAACACCTAAAATTACACGTATGTTTTTTATCTTTTGCTGATTATACATATCTTCTACCCATTGTAATAACTCTACACTAGGTATCTTACCACCCATGTTAACATCTAAAAATTTATGTCCATCAATAATACGCTCAACTAGTATAACACCAATTTTATCAGGCTTAAAGTTTATTGGAACAATATTATTGTATTTCCAAAAACATTTAAATGTAACACATGGGTCGTATGGTCTGTAATCATAAATCATACAACCACTTGATCCTTTATAAGCACAAGGTTTACCTTGATAAAACTTATGCCCATGAGCTACACCTGTCAACCAGCCATCACAACACTTAGTACACCCATCGCAATCACGCTCACTTTTAATAGGTATTACTAGTGCCATTACCTTAATAAGTATTCATAATTAACTGTGTTGGCATTTTCACGTAATACAATAGCACCATTCTTTAAATGAAATCTTTTAGCCAGTTCAGTCTTTGGACTAAGTGTTACAAAACGATTAATTTTTGGATTATTGCTTTTAATAAAGTCTACACTATCTAATATAAGTTGACGACCAGCACCTGGCTTATAACTCCATATAGTATAAAATATAGCAACGACTGGTTCAATGTTCGATACAAACAACTCGTTTTCATCTGTAGGAACTTCACTAACGTAGCTAACACAAGTAATTGCTTGAACCTTGTCTTCTTCTGGCAACACAAAAATGTCTTTGTTATTTCCTATTCTATCTGTACTTGGAATATGTGGTCTTACTGGATCTTCTAGTAAATAATTAATAAATTTATCTGATAAGTCTTGTATCAAGTGTAGCATGTTATTATAGTTATAAGTGTTTAGCTACTGACCCATTCAGCCCTAAACTGAGTTGTTTACCCTGTCCCAACAGTATATATTATGGAAGTTACTGTAACTACCTAAGATTTTTCTATCACTCATGTATATTGAGTTTTGCGGTAGATCCTACACCGTGTAGTTATGGAAACTACAATACCCACTTTGTATAACGGTAAAGTGTAACCCGGGGTCTGTTTATTTATACTATAAACTACTACTATTATAAATTTGGTGGTCAGGGCGATACTTGAAATCGCACATTCCAACTTATGAAATTGGTTCTACTTCCTCTTAAGATACCTGACCATAAATTATTGGTGCCCCCTCTCGGAATCGAACCAAGGACCCACCGGTTATGAGCCGGGCGCTGCTAACCTCTGAGCTAAGGGGGCAAAACTGGTCTCGGATGCAAGAATCGAACTTGCGCCTCATGCTCCCAAAGCACGAATGATACCATTTCACCAATCCGAGATACATCTTTGGTGGAGGATAACGGGTTCGAACCGATGACCTATAGCTTGCAAAGCTACCGCTCTCCCAACTGAGCTAATCCCCCAAAATACTTAAATCTTTTTACTTTCTAAAGCTTTAAATGCTTCTTCTTCCTCTTGTGTTACTTCTTGTAATTTGTATTCATTTAGTTTAAAATGATATTCTGTTTCTGTCAGTCCATGCCAACCAATACAATACCCAGTTGGGCTTCTACCACACCCACATTTACCAAACTGTTCTGAATTTTCTGTTACTCTAACTTGCACTTTTTCGCCTTCTAAATCTATATTCAAAATCTTCCATTATTGTACGGTTTTCATACCTTACACGGTCTCTACGATTTTCACTTGCTGTACCCCAATATAAATGTTTTGGATTACTACATTTTCCATTGTTACAAGCATGACATACATGTATCATATGCCCACTTGGTATTGTTGTCTCTAGTAAATGGGCAAGTAGACCTTTACAATATGTGCTACCACCGCCACGCTCAATACAGCAATCATCCAAGTCTAAATGCTCTTGTCTAATATCTTTTGGTAGTTTGATGTATTCGTAAATATCTTTCATTCATTATTTATAGGTTTGGGTATCCAAATAAATAATTGTATGAATCCATATGAAATACTTGAAGTTGATAAAGATACATCAATTGAAGATATCAAAATCAAATACAAACAATTAGCAAACAAACATCATCCTGATAAAGGTGGTGATAGCGAAAAGTTTGTTTTGATTAATCTTGCGTATGACATATTAACAGACCCAATTAAACGACAATCGTATGATGATCATGGAACCTTTTATGTTGATTCAAGTATTATAGTTGAAGCAAAACAAAAACTACACGATTTATTCTATCAGTTTATCAATCCACATAATCCTGACAATCAAGATTTAATTATGACCATGAAGTTTGAACTAGAAAGTCAACATCAACGTAATCAAAGAAAAATAGAACAAATTAAATCAAGCATTGAAAAATTAGACAAAGTAAAAAACAAACTAAAGTTAAAAAAGCAAACTATAAATCATATGGAAGAATTAGTTGACGAATCAATAAATCATTGTAAGTTAGATTTGGATACAGCGTTAAGAGAAGATAAAGTATTTTCCTATACCAAATTAATTCTTAACAATTATGATTATAGTGATTTTGATTACTACGAAAAACTTCCAAAATAAGTTGGATTCTTATAATAATCCACTAGCCCTACTTAAACCAACTATGTTGATACATATAGCATAAAATGTTGTCAATAATGGCCAAGCTAGTTTTCTACGTTTAACTGATAAAAAAGCACAAATTGCTCCCAATAAACTAAATGGATAGATATATACCATGTTAGGATCTTTTGCTGTAATAGCAAGCGACATACTTGCTGTCATATGGCAAAAAAAACTACATAGTTCTAAATAAAATGCTATTTTATCTGATGTATAACTGCTATGAAAAAAGTCACGTATTCTATGCATATAAGTAAGTTTGGTGCCCCAGGGGAGAGTCGAACTCCCAAAATTATGATCCTAAGTCATACACGTATGCCAGTTCCGTCACCGGGGCGTAAAAGAAAAATGCTACACGTTAGTATAGCATTTCTTATTTAAAAAGACAACTACTAAATTGTCCGTTTATTCTAAATTCAGTTTAGTAAACTCTCGTAATTCTTCCATAGAAGGACTAGATTGAACTTCAGTAGGATTATTCGTTACAAAGTTTTGAAAATCACTTTCTTCTGTGGCTCTTATTGATAATTCATTACTATCAGGGAAAGCAAAAAGTTTTAGTCTATCTAAAGCAGCAACATAATTATTAATATTTGGATCTGTATCGCTAATATAATTACCTAAAGCTAACCAAGATTCAATTTCATTTTTAATTGACGGATGAACGTTTGGTTTAAGATTAGCTAACTTAGTTCTTAGTGTATTTTCCAATGGTTTATTTGGTAGTGTATAACCACTCATAAACGAATTATACGCCGAATCTTTCCTACTTTTACGATTTCTAAGTATTGCTAGGTATTCTGAAAAATAATATTTTTCTGCTACTTCATGTAAATTTTGATTATTAAACTTCATTATTATTTTCCTTATTAGTTTACGCTAACAACAAATTGTGAGGTGCCGGTTACTACAGTGCCAGGTGAAGTAGCATTACGTATTTTCCAAACAAATGAATAATCAGCTACATAACCTGTGAGTGAATTGCTAAGTAATAATCCAAATAGTACGCTATTTGAATTTGTTGTATTAGAATTTGTTGGTGTAAAAAATACGTCATCACCTGCTACAAAGGATAAAGAAGTACCTACAAGCGACCCGTCTGGTCCTTGATCGTCTTGATTTTCAGTCCAATCAATAGCAAATTCATAGTTAAAATCAGGTGGTCTAGTAATATTAGAATAATTTCCAAAAGTTGGACTTCCTGAATTGCTACTACCTAATTGAAGAATTTCCCAATAAGCCTGTCCACTCACTGGGGGATTAGTTGAACTATTTGTAATCAAACTAATAGAAGTACTTCCTCCTCCAGTATTACTAGCTGAAGTGTAAACTGCTCCCATACCTGGATCATTTTTAACACTTCCAACTAAAACAGTTTTTCCAATTGAATATTTGTCATAATTTGTATATCGTATTTCACCAGCAAAACAATACGTGTGATTAGGAAATTCTTCACTAATCATTTTAATCATCCATACATGTGTAAGAATTTGTGGACTACCAATTTTTAATTCTCTGCCTAATGCTATAAAATCACTTTGATCCCATAAACTTTCTGGACAGAATTTTTTAACAATAGGTACTAAATTGTGTTTCTTACAAAACTCATAAGCGTAATTTATATCATACCCATTAATCAATACACCTTGTGTGTCATACATCTCAAAAATTGCTAGTGCTGGTTTTACTCCAACATCTAAAAATGTTTGTAAAACTAATTCACTATCTATGCCACCACTATAAAACAATAATGGATTTTCAATTTTTGTTAATTGTTTCTTCAACAATTCTTTATAGCTTTCACCATCATTTTTATGTATCTCAAATGCATGTGATGGTGTGTTCCATAAATCTCTATAGGCAGGAGGTACAGCAATTCTTCTAAAATTATCATCTTTAGCTTGTAGATATTCAAAGCCAGTTTTTTTAATTCTAGGTGTGAGCGTATAAAACTTATTATAAATTGCGCCTTTAATGGCATTGGTAAATTTTGCCCTTGAATTAGCAAACATGTCATATGTTTCTTTTACATAAGCATTTACAAGTTCATCAGTATGACCCAATGTGTTGTAAATTACTCTAATACCTTGTTTTTCGAAATATTCATCAATGTATTTTTTCATAGATAACCCTAGAAATTATACTGTATTTAGTCCAGTTTATTTTCTTTATGATAACTTTCTATCTGATTTTGTAAATTTTGTGGGTTATCCGATCTTAAACTATTAGCTAAAAACGCAGCATAAGTCACACAACTTGTGCTTGTTCCATGATATTTTACACCATCAATATATATATTAGTCCCAATAACATATACTAATTCTTTAGTTTTACTATAGTTACTATGTGAGGCTACTAGTAATTTCTTGTTATAAGCACCAACCACAATAACTTTTTTTGCTCTGGTTGGGCTGTAATCTTTTATATCAACTGAAGAATTCCCTGCGCTAACGACTACATGACAAATATCACATAATCTATTACAATAATCATCAAGTAATATATCAATTTCTTTAGCCCAAGGAATAGCGATTACATCAACTTTATTCACAATAGACAATAAGTTTTCAAATACTTCATACAAATCACTAATATCAATAACGTTTGGAACATTAATTTGTTTAAGTTCTACATCTGTATAATGTTCTATAACTTTAGTCATTACATAACCATGACTATATTCGTTAGTAAAATCATCTAATAAGTAAATCATATATTATTTAATTGTTTAGGGACACAAAGTTGCTGTTATTTAAGAGCTAGCGTAGGCTTCGGGTCTCCGCTTATCGTTATTACTAACTACTGCTCTCCCTGTTAGTTTGTCACCCTATCCTGGTGACTGTATTTGGATGCGGGTCTAGGAGTCGAACCTAGAACAAAGGCTTATGAGACCTTTATGATACCCTTTCAACAACCCGCTATTAAAACGACCATTCTTTATTAACACGTATGCCACCGACTAATACAAATTTGTTTTTTGTAGGCAATCCTTCATGTTCATACGCACTATTAAAGAATACAATCTTATTTGCTTCAGGCTCAATATCAAAATAATTTATATCATTATAAAACCTAGTACTACCAACACAGCTATTTAAATACAATATAAATGAATGATCCTCGTTTTTACAATGGTTATGTTTAATTTGATATCCATCAACATATTTTATCATATGTAAATGATAAATGTCAACACTAAAGCTTAAGATTTTATTATAATATTGTTTCAAGTATTCATTAGCTAATGTCATTAATATTTGGTTGGTATTAATGTCAAATAAATGTACAATGTTAGTAGTTTGTGTTCCATTTACTGTTCCAAGACCAACGTTGGAAGTAATTAATTTATCTTTAATAGCTAATTTATAAACTTCTTTTATCTTATTTGTGACTTGACTAGATATAAAATCAACGTATAAATTATTACCTACAATTTTAAACATGATATATTTACACAAACAAACAATAAGAAAACAATTTGGTGGAAGCGGTGAGATTCGAACTCACGGACCCGGTTACCCGAATCGACAGGTTAGCAACCTGCTGCCTTAAGCCGCTCGGCCACGCTTCCGTATACAATATTTCAATTATGAACTATAAACTTAAGACCTGCTTGATTAGCAATAACTGCCCAAGCATCACTATGATCTTCGTTTACTGAAAAGCACACTGCCTGTGCTTGTGTGTTCTTTAATTGACTGTTGCCGTACTTGGCCCATTCTCTAGCAATTAATTTCCATACACCTTTATATTGACCACTAGCAGCATCATCTACCATAAGTTCAAGATATTTAGTATTATCTTCCATATAATAAAGTGGACTAACTACAAAACTACATTCCCAATTTGGGTTGTCACGCATATTAAATACATCAATATCAAGTTCGCTAAAACGAATTTTAGGATCAGTTGTAGCCATTATAAAGATATCATCTCGCCTTACACGAATTGGCACATTAGGATACAAACTGTTAAATGAATTTTTTACAACTTTAGCCATATATGCTGCTGCTTTCGGGGCCCAAGTTCTCATTAATTCTTGCTCCCACTCTTGGCCTAGTTTCTCGTCCATAGTGTTAGAAGCTTCATTTATAATATTAATATAGTATCGAATATCATTCATAATAATATTTATCACAGTTTACCATATTGAAACACACTCATCACACGCCGTACGGTAGGCGATCAACTCTACAGCCTGATAGGCATCAAAATGTGCTTCAATATGGCGCCAGTCCCTAAACTGGCTTCATATTATCTTCTGTGTCTTGGACGACGGTCCTCAGGTCTCGAAATCCGTATGCGAAGTCCACCATCACTCGCATATTTTAGTTGACGGGGCTTACACCCGCCTCGACCAAGTAAGCCGCTAACTCTAGGGATTTGAGCAACAGGCTTGTCGGGACTAATTTTTTAAATATAGTTGCCGGTTACAAAATCCGGCGTTACACTTTCGGAGTAACTGTTCTACCTATCCCGCCACCGACTTCGTTTAAGACTCGCCGCCTTTATACACGCTGATAGCCACGTGTTCTGGTATTGTTACCATATTGAAACACACTACACTATTTGCTATGCTCATGCGGAATAGTCTAGAATTACCGCAATTATGTACATAGTTACTCAGGCATGATCAAGCCCATGGCTTGCAATGTGCTTCAATATGGTGACAGTCTTTCCCGTCTGTCAATAACGTCAATGTTACACCTGTATTTCTCATATCACTATTGCAGATATGCAGTTCCCTGATTACCAAGCCACCAGTTAAGGGAGACGTTATCTCCACCCATCAATCCAAACTTTGGCGATCCCGCGGGGAATCGAACCCCGATATCCGACTAGACAGGCCGGTATAATAACCACTATATGACGAGACCATGTTTGGCATCCCGGGAGGGATTCGAACCCCCACAAACAGTTTTGGAGACTGCTATGCTACCATTACACCACCGAGACATTGTTTGGAACTTACCAGTGCTTTATTCTTTCAAGCAATTCATTTATAGTAATAGAATTCTTTTCTCGTTTACTTTGATTTTGTCGATGCAACATAAGTTTGCAGTTGGCAGGATGTTTAATGATTTCAGGATCTATTCCCAATTCAAATCCAGTCCTAACACTAACCATATGATCTTTTGATACACCGTTAAGATTGTTGCCTTTATTACTAGGACTATACCATCCGTATTGTTCGACTAGCATCAATTCGAATTTATTTGGATAGTCTTTAATATTAAAATCAAAATTACATCTTTGTCTGTACAAAATAAACGGTTGTTTGGTTTTTTCCGTATACTCAATCCAACATTTAGACGAACAAAATTTTTTATTAAAATGCGTCTTGTTGCACTCTAAACATTTTTTCTCAATTTTATTTTTTCTGTTAAAATTATTACCAAGTTCTATATTTTTAATATGCTCAGAGGACAACTTTCTTCCAAAGAGTTTATTGGATACTTTTTGATTAATTTCCTGTCTCTTACTTTTAGTTGAGTAACCACGAGCACACTTAAGACTACAAAATCTTCCTGATCCATAATCACCATTATGGTGATTTTTACAATTTTCACAAATCATTTGAACCCTCGCTTTTTATATATTTAGCATAAGTTCGTAATCTGGAGTGAGCGACAGGACTCGAACCTGCATTACCTTTCGGTGTTACGGATTTGCAATCCGGTGCGTCGCCATTCCGCCACGCTCACATTAACATTTGGTAGGGGCAGCAGGGATTGAACCTGCGACCTCGATGTTAAAAGCATCTTGCTCTACCTCTGAGCTATACCCCCAAATAATTCTTTACATCTAATACAATAATGCTGGTGGGTGCTGATGGTAACGCTCCACGAACTCAACTTCCCATCTCTCAGAGTAACGGTTTTACAGACCGCCGACGGGGGCAACACCCTTATTCTTTACATACCATATTATAGCACACTACTCATCGGTATACATCACCATTTGACTGTTCGGCAATGTGCTATAATATGGGTACACCGTACGGGAGTCGAACCCATCTTTGCGCCTTGAAAGGGCGCCGTCCTAACCGATAGACGAACGGTGCGTATGTACATCAATTGTTAAAGATCCTGTTTACACTGAATTGCGTACAACTCAGTCAATAAAAGCATTTTACACTAACTACGATTTATTGTCAACTTGTTTTTTACTACTCACTATAAACAACTTGCTCAATCAATCAATAAAAGCATTATATATTAAACAGGAATTATTGTCAAATTACTTGCTACTACTAATATTACAAGGGTATAAAGTGATTGACTGATGGTATTTGAGTGATTGATTCGATTGGAATAATGTCAAAAGCAATCGTAATTCTTGGCATCGATTCATCATTCCATACTGAACTGCGATGTTGATCACCATTACTTTTACCAAACACTAAACGTCCATCTATACTAGGAACTACAACATCATTTTGTGATCCAGGTATTCTATATGTTGTGTTACTATCACCAACTTGAACACAATAAAAACCATGCCATACACGTTTTTCAACTTCCCAGTGAGTATGCCAATCTATACTTTGTCCTACTCTATAAACATTCAACCAACTTTTTAACATACAGTAAGTATTACTTTCTAAATAAGGCTTAGTATGCTTACGTATTTCATGATATAACTTATTCAACTCTATACATGGATAGGTCAGTAGGTTATAGTTATCATGTTGAGAGGTCGTAAACGTGCCATATTTCTTGCCTTGATCCATTGTAAACTTTAATAGAAATTTTTCAAAGTCTAAACAAGTATTGGCTAATACTAGATTGTTTATGGTAGACAAATCGATACTATACAAATAATCGTCAAAATAAGTTACCATAATTTAAATTGGTGCCCAGAGCCGGAGTCGAACCGGCACGCCTTTTCGGCGAGGGATTTTAAGTCCCTTGTGTCTACCTGTTTCACCATCCGGGCAGTATTCAAGTATTATATACACACTACTATATATTGTCAATATGTTATCAGAAATCTTTTACCAAAACACTAACACTACTATCACCGTTGCCTAATAATCCAACTGGGTAAAAGTTATAAGCAATACTATGTCTTATACTATTACTATCGTTAAGTCCTATTCTATGACTTAAATAGCTTGGAAAAAACGCAATCAAATTACTTTGATATTGTAATATAAACTTATCAGAATTATATGTGTTATTAAATTCAGGGACAATGAAAAACTGCGAACCATGTGTATTCTCAAACTCTAAATTGCTTGGTTTATCTATGTTTTCCCAATACACAATACCACTATAATAACAATTCTTATGTGTATGAAACTGACTATATCCTTGTGGCAAAGTTTTAGTTGCCCAAGATGTAGTCATAACAAATTCAGTATTAGTTAATTTTAATACTTTGTTTTTAAAATCAGTAAAATAATTACAAATAATGTTCTTAATGTTTGGAAAACTATCTAGTAAACGGAAATCTTTTGATACACTTGCTAGATAACTCCCATCGTTTCCCTTATCATTAAATTCACAATCTACAACGTTATGTAGTTCAGAGAGGTCTTCAGTGACTTTATAAGTGCCTAGTACTGAAGGGAAAAGTGGGTAAACAATACATTTATTCATAATTTATGGTCCGACCGGAGGGAATCGAACCCCCATTCTGGATTTAGAAGAACCATGTCCTATCCATTGAACGACGGTCAGATATTTGGCTCCGGACGTGAGGTTCGAACTCACCTAACCATGGATTAACAGTCCAGCCCATGCACCTAGCTCGGGTTCTCCGGAATAATTTGGTGCTGCATGTCGGATTCGAACTGACCACCTACTGATTACAAATCAGTTGCTCTACCAAATGAGCTAATGCAGCATGAATTTATTTACACGTAGTATACACGTGTGTTTATTTTTTGTCAACTACTTATATGGGGGTCCAAGTGCCCATATTACAATACTTTTTCTTACACCACTAAGTACAGGTTGAACTCTATGAAACATAAAACTTGGAAAGAAAATCACAGTTCCTTTTTCCTGAGTAATTTTTTTAGGGTCTAAAGGGTCATCTAATAATTCAAATTCACCACCTGAATATTCAGTACTATCACTAAGTACAATTGATAATGATAATTTTCTAGTATAATGTACTTCACTAGTTAATGGTGTACCTAATGGACAATCAGTATGCCAATTATAATAATCATTTACACCATAAGTAGTATACTGAAAATGATCATACCCAACTAAATCAAACCCAAAGTAATCATTATTGATAGCTTCACAAATTTGAAACGTTTTTTGAAAAAACCAACTTGTTTCATTATTCATTGTGTGAAACTTTATCTTAGATTTTCTAGGTTTTTCTTCATATGTTAGTGTAGGTTTACTTATAATGTTAATCGTATCAGTTAATACTGTAGAACCTGCGCTATTGTCTAATAAATTTTTATCACAATAGTCACGTATTTTATCTAATTCATCAACAGTAAAAAATTTATTGCCAACAATAAATGCTGGCAATATTCTACCACGCAAATACACATTACTTGTTAATGTCATGTGATAAGTCTGCTATGTTTAGGTATACCAGACATTAAATAATCCATTTGATCACTTAAGATATAACGATTTTGTAATATCATGTTTTCAAAATGGTTGGGAATATATGGTACATAAAGTAATTCCATACGTGATTCTTTTAATGTCTTACTGCCTTTATTACTATTACAATCTTTACAAGCAGTGACAACATTCATCCATTCGTTTTTACCACCACGACTTTTGGGAATAATATGATCACGGCTTAAATTGTGATGGCTTACAAAATATTTACCACAATAGGCACAAATGTGTCTGTCACGACCATATAATGTGCGATTTGTTAGTGCTACTTTACCGTGTTTATATGGATCAAATCCATGACCCTTGATGGCGATAATACTTGTTGTTTCAATACAACTTAGTTCCCCGTTGCGTTGAAATCCACCACGATATTTTGCTACAACTTCACCCATGCTCCATGCTACAGATTTTTTAGCATGATAGGTAACAGCATCTTCAAACCCAATCCATTGTCTTGGGATGCCTGAAATATCTAACGCAAGTACAGCCATTTTACACTCCTTATTTTTTAACCTTTCGTAATGAATCTTTGCGTACTAAAACTTCATGAGTTGTGCCATACTTAAAAACTCTTATGTAATCTATTCCATCAATAGTTTGTGTGTAAACTTTAGCTGGACTTACAAATTTTTCTTTGTTGATAATATTTTCGTAAACTAATTGCTTCATTATAGTCTCCTTTCTATTTTCCAGCAATAAAAAAAGGTTAGATAGTCTAACCTTTGTATTTAGAATCCCAAATTCTTTCGTCGAACAAAATCCAAATCATATGTTGTATACCCAATTGGATATGATTCATTATTGAAGGGATGTTTATATGGCTGTAACCAACGCCAACCCTCACCCCATTTTTTTGTCATATACTCATGTTCATTGATGTATCTACCATTGTCAATCTTATCTTTTAATGACATGTCTTGTCGCCAAGTCTGTGATCCACTTACACCATAATCGTAAGTACCACCATGTTTATATGGGATATTAACGCTTAATTGCCGCATGATTGGTCTATGTACAAAACGCATTTCATAATCCGTATCTTCACTATAACCAGGATAAAAGTTTTCATCAAACAGTCCAAAGTCACGTATTACCCAATCACGTATTAAAAAAAGTGAGTAGCCACCCATAAGATTATTAGGCCCATACTGTCCATGCACTGTGCCAATTAATGGATTACTAGCATAATATAACATAACACTAAGAAACCCACTAGGAAATTCTATATCATGATTAGCTATAATCCAAAATGGACTATTCATATAACATTTAATTATTGTGTTCCAAGCACCTGCGCATCCTGTATTACGTGGCATATGTACTGGTGTGAATTTTTTAATGTAGTTATGATTACGATTACATAAATCTTCTATTGATTGTGTAAGTTCACCACGTCCATTGTTGTTGATAATAACAAATTCATCAGTGGGATAATCTACACTATCGATTAATTTTTCTAGCCAACTTACTGTGTTTACAATTGCTGTACCAAGCAATGGAATTGACTTTGATTTTTCATTCATTTATGTTCGGTGTCATGTAATACTGTAGTTTTATTTACACAAAAGCTACGTAGATTGTTTTTAATCATATGAATACGGCAACGTTCCCACAAATCCCCATCTGCTGGTAATGTTTGCTGATTACTAACACCAGTGTTTAACCAAAGATCCCTATATCTTAATGGTATTTTAGAAAAGTTCATACACACTGAACTATGAATTATAGCATTGTACATAGGATAAAATGGAATGTATTGTTCAGTTTTTTCTAATGTAAGTGGCAAATCTAATCCATTTACATGCTGCGCTTTTGTACAGATAAAGTCTGCCCCAGTTATTTCAATACATTTTACAATTTCTTGTAAATGATTGGTTGTCCAAACGTCATCATGATCCAAATGAGCTATATAATTAAACCCTTCTGTTTGTGCTAAATCAATGCTATGATTATATGAGTTTGTACCTCCATATTTCCATATCGTTTTTTTATCATTATGATATTTTCTCTCCCTACTGAAAGGCAAGTTTTTAAACAATATTCTATAAGTGGGATATTTTTTAAGTAAATTGATTATTTCTTCAGGCTTACTATAATCATCACCAATCAGAAATACTTTAAAATTATTATATGTCTGATTAAACACGCTATCTAAAGTTTTTTCCAGCTTAATAATTGTAGTATCATCTTTACGATATGTAGCTATATTGACAGCAATAGGAACACTATGTCCACGTTGTTTATCAAGTTTTTTAATGACAAAACAATTACCTAGTTGGTTGGTATTTTCTAATCCTTTAGCATTGTGTATATTTTTTACAGCACCTATGATATCATAATCATTACGTAGTTGATTAGTTATATGATCCACTGCTGATTTTACCATAGGACTACTTATAAAGTCATTATAGTCATCAAAAACAATATATCCATTAGGTTTTACTAATTTACTGTAATTTAAAAAATCGTTCCATACACCAAAATAACTATGATCACCATCGATAAAAAGTATATCAGCTTGTACTGTTTTTACACGATTAATAGTTTCTGGTTCAGTGGAATTGCCTTTAATATAACTATAAGTATTACCAAACTTGTTATATTTCCAAACATTTTTCATAACAATATTTGGATCTATGGGCCAACCTAAATCAATACTGATAATATCAGTGTTAGGTCTATGCATCATTAAACAAGCACTACCGCCCGCATATGCTCCAATTTCTAAATATGTTAGTTTATAATCGTCAGGATATAATTTAGCAATGTCATAAAGTATATGATAATGATGATGAAAGGTTTTGCCTTCCATATTACTACTTATATTCCTTACTATATCTAAGGAAGTTTGTGAGACAGTAATCAATTTTTTGTTGCCTCAAGAATATATTGAATAGGCATTAAAAATCTATTTTCATTAGTAACTTCAGAAATTATGACATTATCAAATTTTTTGAATAAAATTTTTAATCCATGCTCTGTAAATCTCCAATTGTCTGGTAAAGGATTATGAATTCTAAAATCAAACGGTGTTGTTACATATATTCTGCCTTTAGGTTTTAGTATTCGATGCATACTTTCTACACATTTAAAAGGATTTTCAGTATGTTCAAGTACCTCTGTACAGAAAATAATATCAAAATAGTTTTCAGGTACTAAATTTGCTTCTGCTAAATCACAAATATAATCTGCGTTGGAAGTAGGATCAATATCTAATGTTTTTACTAACGCATTTTTAAAAAACTTTTTTGCTCCTACGTAGGTATGTGGTGCTATATCTAAAATTAAATAATTACTAATATCATTTGAAAGACTTACATGACGTAGCAAATTATCTATTTTGTTTCTAATTATAGTTAAATGTTTTATGTCAATGTCACTAATCATATTATATAAGGTATGTTTTCTACAGAAAAAACTGGAATATTAAGCATTCTTCTCACTTCTAGCCTCTCAACAAACGAATCATCAATAAAAATGGCATTTTTTTCTTTTATAAAATAGCTTTTTGGTTGATTACTAATATGAAAAATTTCAGAAAAAATGTTACTATCAATTTTTATACTCTTTAAAGTTTTTTTAACATCACTATTATGTCTAGTAATCAAATAAATTTTTTTATTAAAATTCAAACACTCATATAAAAAACCAATTGCATCAACATTTACTTTACTTTCACAAATTATGGTATCATCTAAATCAATATATACATTATCAAAGGTTAAATTAGAGATTACGTAAGTTTTTAAATTTTTAGCAATTTCAATTGAATAAGAATTTGTTAAAATACTAATGTCATTTGTTTCTTTTAAAACGTTTAGGTAAGCAAAATTAACTCCTAATATCCTATTAATTATTGATGACCCACCAAATCGGTCTGCTATCTCAAGCAAACAATAGTCATTATTTTTATCTAGCTTTAATTGAAAAAACCAAGGCCCTGAAATTTTAATATTGTCATTTATTATATTAGCAATAAGTTCAATTTTGTCATCTTTTATAAGTTTAGTATTTGTACTAATACCATTTGTAATCCTTGTTCGTTCCCTAGCTGATACAAACAGTAACTTGTTATCTTTATGACTAAAACAATCAACTGTATACTCTTTTCCAGGCAAGTATTCTAACAAAATATTATTTGGATACTTTTTTAGACAATAGGATAAATCAATCTCATCCTCAACTATCATTGTGTTTTTACTGCTTGATCCTATATCAGGTTTACTAAAAATAGGAAAAGTCAAAATGTCAGTATTACTAAAAACCTTAGGAGTCCTTATCAATGTTTTAAAATAATCATAGGTTAAACTTTTTTGAGAAAAAATTTTTACTGTCTTTAAATTAGAACCTAATACCTTACAACCTAGATCATTTTCGTATTCTTTAAGCTTAAGTAAAACAATGTCCATAGCAGGATACACATAATCTATTTTATGTTGAATAATAATGTTTTTCAAAGCTCCAATAAATTTTTCATCTTTTACATTTGGTATACCATCAATATAATTTTTATAAACAAATTTTCCTGTATCATCAACACTACTTGCTCCTATTAAATTAATGTTTTTTTGTAGGTGCAAGCAGTCATATACTTCAAAAGCAATTTCTGATCCACAAGGAAATACTAAAATATTAATTTTATTCATTCGTAAAACCCTGCCTTTTCTCCATCTTTAGGGCTCGCTAAATAAACTACTTTGTACCCTTTGTGACTATTGATTCTTTCGATTTGATTCCAAATACCAAAAAATAAAGCAGGTTCTGTATCAGAATAATAATCTTCTAATGGATATCTTTCAAGTAATTCCTTTCTAAAAAAAATAACAGTAGCATCTACACTAATCTGTTTAATTTTCATTGTTCATACACACTAAATTTGCTTAAATCAGGATATGCATGTTCAATATCCTCATTATGTTTCTTACTATTATCATTAGCGTTATAAAACTGATTCATCAATAATAATCCACGTGCTGCTAATTCAGGCATCATATAAAAATTCCAACCCAACATGTCAAAATGATCTTCATGGTAACTGCATTCACGACGACCACTAAACCTAGCACGTTTAAACCAAAGCATTGCTTCATAGTTGTCTGTTAATATACAACCACCTTTACTCAACTTAAAATGCTTATATGGTCCTGTAAAACTACAACACATATAGCTACCTGGTATATACATATCAGCAGTAAATCTTAACGCACTATCATATACAGTGGTAGGTTCTAAACGATACGCACCTTTAATAGTACGTCCTTCTACATGACGAAAATTAACTTTTGCTCCAGCATGTATAATTTCACAAGGTACGCTAGGATATGTACGTGATGGAATTGTGATTGTTTGATCCTTCACCCCAACATACATCAATGCTAAAAATAGTGCGTTACTTTGATTATCTACTGTGATAGCATAAGGTGCTCCTGTATAATCAGCTAATGCTTTTTCAAAATCTTCGGTTACTTTATAAATTCCATTTGCCATTTATATCTCTTTTAAATTTTTCCCATTACATATAATCCAAGATTTTTAGTACTTTCTGATTTCATAACCCATTTTGTACAATGATGATGTTGAAACTCATATAAAGCACGTTTATGCTCTGCTCTAATGCCATGACAAATAATATAAGGTTGTTGAATATCACACAATTCCATAAGTTCATCATAAAATTCTGTATAATATTTTCCTTCCATTATATGTGCCACACCTGTATTATTTTGTGTATATACTGATTCAATAAAATTATCAAAGTCTTCCATATGTATCTCCTATTTAGATGTATATGGTACCTGGGACTGGACTCGAACCAGTATCGCTCTCCGTGTAAAGGAGACGTATCACCTCTCTACGCACCCAGGTATATATCTTTCATGCATAGTTATGCCATTTAAATGATCAAGTTCATGCTGAAAACAACGACTTGCTAAACCTGCTAACCATTCAATTGTTTCAACACCATATGCGTTATAATATTTAACTAGTATTTTGTTAGGTCTAGAAATTTCTAATCTTTCACCAGGAAAACTTAAACATCCTTCTGTATAGTACATATTATCATCAGTTTTTTCAAGTATAACTGGGTTAAAACAATGATATATCTTATCATTTACTAACATAACAAATATTCTATTATCAACACCCACTTGATTACTAGCAAGTCCTATGCCATTTTCTTTAAGCATAGTTTGAAACAGTTCTTGTGCTAACTTTAAATTTTGTTTGGGTTTGTCAAATGTAACCTCAACACAAACATTTTTTAATATTGTATTATCTAACTTCATACAGTATTTAATATGTGTTGGTGCCGCCTCTAGGAATCGAACCTAGTTCCACGATTCTTCAGACCGTTGCTATAACCATATCAGCTAAAGCGGCATATTTGGGGAGATTGAAGGGAGTCGAACCCTCACTTTACAGAATCACAACCTGCGGCACTACCTTTATGCTACAATCTCCGTTGATTGGTGCCTGTTCTTGGGTTTGAACCAAGGACCTTTCGATTATCGGTCGAATGCTCTTCCAACTGAGCTAAACAGGCTAATCTATAACTGGACCGTTGCCATTGCGAAAACCAATAACACCGCCTTCACTTACAATTCTTTTACTAACTTCTTCAAATAAAATAGGTGCGTAATCAGTTTGTTCTACACAAACACAATGGTACTTGGTATCAATATCACCAGTTACTGTTTTTACACGCTGATAATGTAAATGTCCATGTATATTCACTCCAAAGCGTCCAAGACTATCTGGATGTACTGGTACATGACTAAGTATCATACCATTCATAACATGATATCCACGAATATCCCTAAAGTATTTTGTATAATCTTCTAGTTTAAAAATATCGTGGTTACCACGAATAAGCACTTTATCACCGTTAAGTCTGCTGAGTATGTTAAGAAACTTACGGTTAATAACAGCATCGCCCAGATGATATATTTTGTCCTTAGGTTTAACACGCTCGTTCCAACGTTTTACCATTTCTTCATCCATTTCTTCAACGGATGAAAAGGGTCTTAGAGGTGTTCCGTCATCTCGTTTAAAACTGGTACAGGTTTTTTCGTGACCAAAATGTGTGTCACTCACAAGCCATGTTGCTGGCATAATAAACTCCTAAATATCGCAATAATTTTTATCGTCGGTAAACCACATAGCAATAGTGGCTCGTATCCCACTAGTAACTTGTTTTACCCCATGTTCTGACTTTTCATCACTAGAAAAAGCTAGTAATGATCCAACTTTTGGGCATGATACATAGTCATTGTTATCATTTATTTTAACAACTGTTTCACCGCCTATGTAATCATTATTTAAATAAATGATTGCGGAATAGGTTCTCATACACAAAACTTTTTGTAATTCATCTGATTGACCAAAGCCATTATCAACATGTCTTATCATGTATTGACCCTCTTTCCACAAGACTAAATCACAAAAATGCGGATAATGCTGTATATTGATTGACTTAGATATTATCTCAGCTACTTTATAATTTATAGTTTTGAGGTGATTTTTTAAATAAAAATCATCAACATCATGATAATAAATATTATTTCCTATATGCCACGGCATATCTGAATTATCATTACAAACTTTATTTGTTTTATTATAAAGATAAGAAAAATAAATTTGACAAAAATCTTTATCTAAAAAATTGTCAACAGTAATTATGTATTCACCGATTCTTGTCATTAGATTATTTAATAAAAATAGCACCACCGGCAGGATTCAAACCCACGACCCCTTAGTTCGTAGCCAAGTGCTCTATTCAACTGAGCTACGGTGGTATTAATCTTCTCTAGTATAATTTAATACGTTGCCAACACCATATTGTGCTTCGCCAAGCAATTTTGCTTCATAATCATTACTAGCCCACACATAGGTATTAGCAGTTTGATAATCATTAATGCGTACCCATAATTTATATTTGTACATTTTATTTCCTTGTTGGTGCTGATAAGTGGATTTGAACCACTGACTTCCATCTTACCAAGATGGCGATCTACCTCTGATCTATATCAGCTATTTCTTTTTAGTTGAACTAGCTTTTTTCTTTGGATTTAAAATCTTATATTCTTCACTTTTCATAAATTCTTTACGCATATCGTCCAAACTTGCTACTGATAATACCCAATATTTGTATCCTTCGATATCAGGATCACGTCCTAATAATTCTTTAAACATATTACTTACGTGAAATGCTCTAACTACTAACGCTTCGTGGGATTTAGCAAATTCTTTACGAATTTCATCAATGGGTGTTGGTGTGCTTACCCACCAAGCTAATCCATCAACATCAGGTTCACGACCTAATAATGTACGATATAACTCACTGATTTGCTCTTGTCTATCTGAACTCATAATCAACTCCTAAAAATGTATTTAATGAAGTAAAATTATTTTAAACAGTAAGTACATAACTAGTATATTAGCAATTGGAGCGGGTAGAGAGAATCGAACTCTCACACTAACCTTGGCAAGGTCACAGGCTACCTTTACATCATACCCGCATATATTTTATTTAACATACAACCATTTATATTAAATTTTTAATTGGTGGAAGCGGTGAGATTCGAACTCACGGACCCTTGTAGGATCGTCTGATTTCAAGTCAGGTGCAATAAACCGTGCTCTGCCACACTTCCATAATGGCAGGGGTACCAGGAATCGAACCTAGAGCAGTGGAATCAAAATCTACTGTGTTACCATTACACCATACCCCAATTGATACTATTAGCCATATAGCATTCTAAAATATAAACACTTACACTTTAGAATGCTATAAGTTATCTTATAGCATACTGGAGTCATGCCCCAGTCAGTAGTCTTACTTTATGTGTTATCACCACAAATTTCATGTAATACTGTCCGCCCGTTCATAGCAAGTTTATAGTGCTGCTTATCGGCCCTCGTTGCCTATTCACACTTACAAAACAAAAACCCTGAGAACTTTTTACTTTTCCCAGGGTCTTAAATAATCTTTACTATGACTACTATGTACCCTGGTACTCCTTAATTGATGTGCCACGATTATCTACACAATACATTGGCGCAAAACTATCACTGGCTAAATACTGCCATGATTGTTGTCTCAACGATGTAGATATATGTTTATTCATAGTGTTTTATTTATGCCTTGTAAAAAATAATATGTTGTTATACTAACAAAACTCTAATTAATTGTCAAATACATATTTACCCAATTATTGTAACGACATGTAACAGTATGCGTTACTATCTGAGGTTTCAGTGTTATGCCAATTACTAGCAAGTTTGAAGCCTACACTATTATATGTTTTCCAGCTATCTAATCTGGGCAAACTCCAAATAAATTTTGCTTTTTCAAGTTTTGCTTGTTTAATGGTAGCTTTAAGTAATGCTATACCTAATCCCAATCCTCTAAATTGTTTCTTTAAATATAATCCACGACTACGATATGAGCCATCAGCACAACGATGTCCACTATTAACACCCATTACTTTTCCGCCTAATACATATCCAAATAATGTAGGATTGTATTTCATATTATCCATGTTGTAACCAGACAAAAAATTCATAGCACTAGTTGATTCTATTTTGCTTGTTCTTGTTGGCCATAATTCTTTAGACCAAATTTCGTAAATTTCTTCCCAAGTTATTTGTTGTATCATAAGTATATGTATGGATTATACTGCATTTTCACATGGTCAAATTATCAGTAAAAACTGGTTACTAGACCATATCGAATATTATTTATATACTGATATCAACATAATAATATTAGGTGGATGGTATAATATATTAGGATTTATGTTGCTAACAAGATTTCCTGAAAAAATCAAACACATTACAAATATTGATATTGATAAAGTAGCTATAGACATTGCTAACAAGATTACTGAAGCATATGTAATGAATGGGAAAGTTACTAATGTTTGTGCTAATGCGGATACACTTAACAATTATAACTATGATCTAGTTATAAATTGTAGTCCTGAACATATGGCAGATGATAACTGGTTCAATCAAATAAAATCAAATAAGTTAGTTTGTTTACAATCAAGCAATGTGACAACAATAGAAATGCCATGGAACTGTATCAATCCAAACCCATCATTATTATACTTTAAGAATCATTACCCACTACTACAAGTTTTGTTTTTAGATACCTTACCTATAAGATATGAAAATAGTGGCTATGACAGGTATATGTTAATCGGAGTTAGTTGAGTATCTATCAATAAAGTTACGTACTTTATAATAGTCTTCAGGAGCATATTTAAAACTTGTGGTACCCATTGTTGTAAAAACTTCAGTAAAACTAATATTGTTGTTTCTACAAAATTCTGTAATAGCTTTTCTACTAAAACTATCTATTGGCCATATTTCAAATAAAACCTCTGTAAAACTAGCATTAGGTTTTACAAAAAAACTACTCATCACCCAAATCCTGATCAAAACGTTTTTCTTGTATTGTTTTTTCTTTAAAGACTTTTCTTGGATTAGCACACATAACACACTTAGGATTGCCACAATTTAGTGCGTGTTTTTTAACTAGTTTATGTGGTTCAATAACTGGCATATGATGCGCTTTAGCTATCTTTACTTGTTTAACTACTGCGTTCTGATCTTTTAATAATCTTTTACTATGCTTAATTTTATCTTCAGACGCACTCATAATTAAACTCCTTTACTGTAATTGTTTATCTTTATAGTCCTTAATTGCTGCTTTAATAGCATCTTCAGCTAGGATTGAGCAGTGGATTTTAACGGGGGGCAATGCGAGTTCTTCCGCAATTTCTGTATTTCTGATTCTTTCTGCCTCATCCAATGTTTTACCTTTGACCCATTCTGTGACAAGGCTTGATGAAGCAATTGCCGACCCGCACCCATACGTTTTAAATTTTGCATCTGTTATTACTCCATCTACTACTTTTATTTGTAACTTCATAACGTCCCCACATGCTGGGGCTCCAACCATACCTGTTCCAATGTGTTCTTCAGATTTGTTGAAACTTCCAACATTGCGTGGATTTTCATAATGGTCAATCAATTGCGGCGAATATGACATTCTTGTTCCTCATAATAATCAAAAAACTTTGACAAAAACATTTGCCATTCTAATTGTTCTTGGGTAGGAGGTTCAACTTCTAGCCAAATTATCTTACTACTAGATTTAGCTTTTAAATATTCGGCTAAGTAAACAACATCACCCATTATCGTTGTACACAGGTTCTTTCTTTTACAATCTGTCCATCAGCCTGCAGTACTTCACGCCATTCAGTACATTGTACTTGTACTGGTTGTGGTACTTGTTGTACTATAACTGGTTGGTCAACAATAATTGGGTTAGGACGAGTTAATGCGTATGTTACTGCGCCACCAATAATTAATGGTGCTACCCAACCATGATTATGATGCCAATGATGATTGTTAAAATGTCTATGTTGATAATGACCATGCCCGCCATAACCATGTCTATGACCACCTGCGACTGCTACTGAACATACTGATAGTGCTACTGCTGCTATCATTGATTTAATAAATGTACTCATGGATATTTCTCCTGTACTGTTAATATTTATCTGTATCTACCACAATCCATCCTAATTGTAGTAAATCTTCACGAATTTCGTCAGTTACAACTGACTCACTGACATATTGTTTTGTAATTTCATATCTTTGTTTTTGTTCTACAGACCAAGTTTTTATCTCCTCAGGATTCTTAATATTAGAGTAATTGATGCCACTACAATACCAATCAATATAATCACCCTGTTCACGCATATCAGCAATTATACCACCAGCGTAACGCCAACTACAACTCCAGTTAGTTTCTTGTAATAATGGCCATACTTCATTTTTTCTAAAGTCATTATTACATAACGCTGCGTACAAGTTTTGTGCGTAGGCATCACACGCCTTTGCTTTATCACAAATCCATACTGTAGACCTTAAATCGTATTCTAAATTATGTATTTTCCATTCATCAGTGGCTTCACGTTGTTCCTTGTATTGTTTTTCTGATAATATTAAATCAATATAATCATTTGATTGATCCACTGTATGCTTGCCTTCATTAACTCGTTTCAGTAATCTATCAACTGGTAGTGTATATTTTTCCTCGCTACTATTCATTTTCCACCTCTATCCAAGTATAATCACCCAACCATTTAACTTTACAAATATACTTATACTGTACTGGTGATCCCGTACTCCAATCATTAGGACCCAATAATGATAATCTACTACAATTATCCTTTTCATCAAACAATAGCCAGTATATACTACCATGGCTTATTTTAAAACTATATTGGGCACCATGAACCAAATCAGTGATTTCTAATCGTCTTTTTACACTTGCTGCTTGAGTTTGTAAGACACTGACCAACTCCATAATTCTATCATATTCTTGTTGGGCATGCATCCTAGCAACATTGACCATAATGTCTTTTTGTTGCTGAATGGGTATTAAATCAAATTTTGGACTACTTACTTCTGTAGGATATGGGGTAACATTTCTATTGATAAACTGTACTAGACTATTACCAATATTGGCATCAAAACTTTCTCGACCTTTTGATAGATTACTCTTGCTCACAGCTACAACTATCATCAAATAGATTTGTTGCTTCCCATGGCAAGTAATCTTTGCCAAAATGACCATAGTTAGTTGTCATACTATAGATTGGTCTAAACAAATCAAATCTATCTATGATACCTTTAGGAGTTAAATCAACGTTCTTCAATACCCATTCTGTTAAATCACTTTCTACTGTGCTATTATCAGTGCGTATATGAAAACTCATGGGTTCATGATGACCAATAGCATAACTAATTTGACAAGTGGCCCAACTAGATTTTTTACCTGCTACAATATTTTTAGCAATATATCGCATCATATATGCTGCGCTACGATCAACTTTGGTAGGATCCTTACCACTAAAAGCGCCGCCGCCATGTGGACTATATCCACCATATGTATCTACAATGATCTTACGACCAGTTAAACCTGTATCACCATCTGGTCCACCGATTACAAATCTACCAGTTGGATTAATATAAAATTTTGTATGTTCATCTACATATTCTACTGGTAATACTTTTCTAATAATTTCTTCAACTAATTGTCGCAATTCATCAATATTAATACTAGGATGATGTTGAGTTGAACAAACAACTTTATCAATTCTATAAGGTTTTAAAAATCCATCATCATATTCAAATGTTACCTGACTTTTAGCATCAGGTAAAAGAATATGTCCTAGACCATTTTTTCTAGCAGTAGATAATGCTTCAACTATACGATGTGAGTAATATATTGCTGCTGGCATATGTACATCTGTTTCAGTACTAGCATATCCAAACATTAATCCTTGATCACCTGCTCCAAAGTTGTCCGTGCCTAAAGCAATGTCAGGGCTTTGTCCATGCATTAGGTTAGCGATGTTTAGTGTTTGCCAGTGAAACCCGTCTTGTTCATAACCAATGTTCTTAACTACTTTGCGTACAAGGTATTCAACATCTAACGTATCTAATAAACCTTTATACTCTCCTGCGATAATAACTTGATTAGTGGTGACCATGGTTTCGCAAGCACAACGAAGCGCAGGATCTTGGTGTTGCATAAAACTATCTAAAATAGCATCACTAATACCGTCAGCGACTTTATCTGGATGCCCCTCACTAACACTTTCACTCGTAAAAAGATACTTCATAATAACCTTTATTTAAAGAAAATCAATGCCATCAACGTGGCTTGTGCCATAAAACCTAATCCAATCGTAATAAGATTTATACGATTCTTTTCAATAATAGCTTTCATAAACAATAAACCTAATCCTGCCCATACAATTAGTACAAACTCAATTGGAGGCATATTATCTGTAAGTCCCAACATCAACCCCACTAAATTGGGAGCTGTAGCAGCATGAAAACACAATACTGCCATCCAATGTATAGTTTCAGCACTAATATGTGTGATTTTTTCTTTGAAATCTTTACCGATCTCAGCGAACCAATTTAGTATGGCTGCTACAAATTTATTAACAAGTTCCATATTAAATTTTAACCTTTTCGTTGTAAAAGATGTGTGATCCAATTTTAGCTACCCTTTCATGTTTCCAGTTTGGTTTGACATAATCTGCGTGAAAATATAGTGCGTCTTTTAGTACAGTAAGCCTAAACCCTTCTAACAATACTTTTTTAGCTACCTCATAGCTTTCATTGTAAGCATCGTTATGTATAGGTCTTCTACGTGCTGCTGTATCACAATACCAACTAAATTGGCATACAACTTTTTCCATGATAACATTTTTCTGATATACAACTTGACAAATATCACTAGGAAAGCGTGGATCGTTGCTACGATTTAATGTAACCTGTGCTACAGCAACCTTGCCCTCAAAGGGCTCATGTCCTGCTTCTTTATAGATATTCATTGCCAAGCAACTTAATCTTTTTTCAATAACATCAGTTGTAGGATGATTGTTAACAAACTGTTGTGACTTATAGTACTGAATCTTTTGTGTTCCTATTGTATAGGTTAATGTTGCTACTAATAATAAACCTATTGTATAATACAATCCTCTTAAGGATAATTCCATTTTATTTCTCCTTTCGTTCGAACCTAATGTTCGGTAATTGGACAGATATAGTATATATCTATTCTTTTAATTAGTAAAGTTTAATGGACTAGATGTTCCAACAATCACAGTTACAAAGAATAACTTGGTCAATAGCTTCTTGTACTGATAATGTAGAACATAGCATCTGACTAGCAAAATATGCTTTATCAAGATTTGGCGTGAGTATTGGAGCAGTGATATTAAGTCCTCCTGGTGTGCTTGGTTGGGTTGCCACAATCGCTCCTGATTGTGGGCTTTGATCAGGATCAGTATATGGATTAATATATGGACCTGTTCCTACTTGGCTGTTAACTGCCACAATACAATTATTAACAGTTACGCTATTTAAGATTGTTTCAATAGTTCCTGGTTGTTTTTCACCTAAGGCTACTAAAGGTATTTGATTACAGTTATCATATACCATGTTGTTACATGGACTAATTTCTGTGTCGCCTATTTTATTAATGCTGTTTGGTGGCAAGGTGTATTGTGTAGTAGATGTTGAACCAATTGGACTTATACCTGTACCATTTACAGCAGCATCAACTGTACCATTTAACAATAGTTGTGCTGCTAAATTCGCATCTAAAGCATCACTTATAGAGTTGTCAACTGGAACACCTGCTTCTGCTAATACTGCTTGATTTCTTGAACTACGCATCAATGCTATAATACTTTGACCACCAACTGTGTTCAAATCACTTATGTTTTCTAATGTTTGAGCACTCATATGCGGTAATGTTTCTTTAGCATAAGTTGGTATACTATCAACAAAAGCTTCAAACACTCCGGGAATAGGATTACTTCTATAATCTTTAGGTATGGCTACTGGACTTATTCCTATATATCTAGCACGTTGTTCTACTTTTAATTGTTGTCCAATAACTTTATATAATTCATTTAGTGTGGTTGCTGTACTAGCAAGTGTAGCAAGTAAAGCATTAGCTTGATCAATATATCCCTGTACTACACTATTCATTCCAGGCCACCCACCAGTGCTGTCATCAGGTGGTATAGCAATAACAACTGCAGCACTTGCTCCTGAATAACTTATTGATATAACTTTACCATATGTTGACAAATCACTGGGATCTGTTCCTATTGTAGCAGTAGCAGGATTACCACCAACTGTTACAGTAGGAGCCACTGCTCCGCCTCTACCATATCCACCGCCATAACTTGTAAATGTAAATGTGGAACCGTCCCATGTAGCAACTGCTTGCTCCCAATTAACAGCCAAATAAAGTTCTTTATAGATGTTATAAAGATCACCATCTATTGGAGCAAACTTTTTAACTTGTTCATAAAATTCTTTCCATGGATAAGGTAGTCCGCTCATACATCCAAAGAAATCACTCATTGTGTAATTACCGTTAGGGCCACTACCTAAAGCAATTTTATTAAATCCTGCTGATTGTAGTGTACTATCTACAGGCTTATTTGTCCCGTTTGTTAAAGGTAATATGCTATTGTTTTCTAAAGAAAAAACTGCTTGACTAAAGCTTTCTATTTTAGCTGATTGAATATTTTTTATTTGACGTAGGCTATAACTTAATGCTCCTGCTGCTACAGCTTGATCTTGTGGAATTATCCCATATAAGTATGAACCATACCCTTGATTTAATAATTGAAAATTTACTTCAGCCATTATAATAAGTCCCTAAAATCACGCTTTCCGCCTATTCTATCTTGTATAGTTTGTGGGCGCAAAGGTCTTGTATCTGTGTCTAATGTCGTGGGACTTGGAACATTTACCGTATTAGTTGGCGGACTACCGGGTGGTAATTGACTGCCAATAGTTGTCGCAACACCTGCGCTTGTTATAGCAGGATTAACATCTTGATTTTTATAAATTGGATAATATGTTTTACTATTTGTTGGTCCAGGTTCTGTGTTGTATACGGGAACAGTTAATGTTGTATAACTATTAGGAAACATCTTTTTTACATTAAGTAAATCAGCTAAACTATCTAAGTTTTTAGTTTTACAATTTAATGGAATCAATACCTGTTCTAAGTTAGCACCTTGTACTAGTAAAAATGAACTATAGATTTGTGACTCTTGTAATGGTGTAGGAATAGTAGTTTCGTTTGTTATGCCTATAATATCAGTCAATTCCAATCCATTAGATAATAATGCTAAATTTAATTCTTCTGTAATAGCATTGAACCTAAACAATGTTTGTAGTAAAACACTAGGCAAACCAAAAGTATCCAATTTAGATAAATTTATCACACTACCTAAATTAATTAAATCACTACCAAATGCTTGAGTTGCTAGACTTACACCAGTAACATCGCCTGTAATAAGGTCATTCATGTTACTAAACGTGCCCTCAAGAAAATCTTTACTATTATTTACAGCATTAATACTACGATTTGTGCTATTAATAAAACCATCTGCTGATTGAAAACTTCCTATAAAATCAGCATAATGATCAGTGGCTGGATCAGGATTATTAAAGTTGAATTCATTAAATGCTTGTAACGAAAAACAATGTAAAAAACCCCACTGAGTTATGCTCATATTGGGATTAGTTAGATCGTATGGATACCATGTAGCATATTGTCCTTGATAGGTTACTCCAGTAACTGGAAAACCTGAAGTAGCAGGTCCGGGATATGGACTTAAAAATCCTGCGCTAGTTGCTGCTTCTACTGCTTGTGTAGTCCATACCCCACTAGGATCAGTTACATCATACCCGGGTGATTTAGCTAATCCCAATGCTGGAATAGTTTGATTAGGACTTAGTCCTATACTTATTAAATTTGTATATGTAGCAGCGTTAACTGTAACAAAGGTGCCGTTATCAATATCACTAGTGATATAAGCATTATTAATAGCATAAGCTAATAAATTTAAGGCTGTGTCACTAACAATTTTTCCCGGAGTATATGTATAATTGTCTGTGCTAGTTCCAACATATTCACTAACGATAGGATTAATAGTAAGTCCCTGCTCGTTCAATACTGAACCGAGCACATTAATACCAAGTGGATCTTGTTTACCTGTATCTGCCATAATATTTATGGTACAAAAACATCAGGACTACCTTTAGCAATACTGTGACCACAGCTATTGCCTGACCCAACACGTAGGACAGGAACACCTTCACAAAATACAGTAGGACTTCCTTGTGTAGTTTTTGCTGCTTTATGCTTACTACCTTTAGGGTGTGGCGTGATAGGACTAACATGTAATCCTACTTTAATACCATTGGCAAATACCGTGTTTGCTCCACGTACTATTTTACCCCCTACTTGATTTGTATCACCTCTCCTACTTAAATTTGGCATATTATCCTAACACTAATTTTTTACTAGGTACTGCTATTCCTGTTGTAGCCTGAATGTATTTGTTTTTAACACCTTCTTCAGTTTGTGAAACAATAGCAATACTCTTAGTATTTAGTTTAGTTTCAGCCTTAGGATCTGCGGTAAACATACTAGGAATAAGCCCTATTCCTTGTGGACCAGGTGCTACACTTACTGGTTCTTCGATTGTAATATAATCATCAGAAATCTTAATAATCTTTGCGATTAACTCTTCACCACTATTTAATTTAAAACTGTAAATCTCATTAATATTCATTATTTTCCTTATGCGGCTAGGCGCTTTTGTAATTCATTAAATCCACCAATATATTCTTCACCTAAGAATATTTGTGGTACTGTTCTTGCGTTTGGTACTACTTCTAGTAATTCTTCTTTAGTAAATCCATCTCCTATTTTACGTTCTTCAATTTCATAACCTCTAGATTTTAATAACAATTTTGCTTGGTCACAATATGGACAGTGGTAACGAGACCAAATAATTGCTTTCATAGTTTTCTCCTTAAATCGTTGGTAATTCGTCGTAGTCTAGTTGGTCTGACATTACGCCGATTACATAATTTGTGCTTTCATTTTCTTGTAATGCTGTTTGCTTTTTACTAGGATCACTATGTTTGTTGAACCATGGAATAGGCGTTGTCTTAGGATGATTTTCTTTATAACGAATACCAATCTCTTTCAATGCTAGATTAGCAGTATAGTCAACAAAATCTTTAAGTATGTTTGCGTTAAGCCCAATCACAGGACCTTTCTTAAACAAATAATCAGCCCAATTTTTTTCTTCGTTTATAACATCTAGGTACATTTGATAAACTTCATGTTCACACTCACGTTTTGCATCAGCAAATCTACTATCTTCTTTGACAACAGTATTAATCATATAAGCAGTCCATTCTTTATGTAATACTTCATCCTGTAGTATTAATGCGATTATATTTCCATTGCCAATAAAGATTTTATTTTCTACCATAGCAAGACTTGTAGCAAAGCTTACCATAAATCTTAATGCTTCTAGTGCATAACTGGCATTAAGTGCTAACCAAATAGCCTTGATATGAGTTGATTCAAGAAACGGAAGGTTCGGAGGTTCGGAGGTTTCTTTAATACAATTTAATTTATGTAGGTTATCGTAATATTTTCCAACACTGCTAGCCATATCTACAATTTCTTTTGTATCATGTATTGTATTAAATACCTCTTTGGGCACATTATAGATATTACGTATAATATGGCTATAACTACGGCTATGTATGTTTGTTTCAAAAAATGTCCAATTATACACTAGTGCTTCTAGTTCAGGTAAACTAATAACGGGAGTAAAAATTTGACTTGGGCCTCGCCCCTGTATACTATCAAGTGCGGTTTGTCTTAACAAGTTGCTAGTAAAGATATGTTTCACTGCGTCACTTGCCTCTTTAAAGTCGCTTGCGTCTTTAGTCAGGCTTATTTCTTCAGGCACCCAAAAGAATCCACGTGCTGTAGTTTCAAAGTTTTGTATTTTGGGATACTTAACCTCTTCAAATCTTTGGATAGTGACTGGACCTTCGTTATCTAAAAACATTTTACGATGAAGGTAATCTGTCTTTGTGTGTAAGTTATATTGTTGTGTGCTCATTTTTTTATACTCTTATAATTTACAACTCTCACAATCTTCTTCCAATTCTTGTACTACGAATGTTGGTTCTGTTTGTGCTGGTTCTTGACTTTTACTTCCTGCTTTATTAATTAAACTATAATAAAATGTTTTAATACCATAATGGTGTGCTAACATAAGATTTTTAGCAATCGTAGTGATAGGAACTTTTCTATTATGATAATATGCTGGATTGTAAAACGTGTTTGTGCTGATACTTTGATCTACATAAGCCTGTAATACAGCAGCCGTTTTGATATAGTCTAAACAATCCTTTTGTTCCCACATTAATTGATACTTGTTTTTAAGTTTGTGATATTCAGGAACAACTTGAGTTAAACTTGCTGCTTTGCTTTCTTTTACTGTAATTAAACTCATTGGTAGCTCAATACCATTTGTGCTGTTAATTACTACACTACTGCTTTCAACAGGCGCTATTGCCATTAATGTAGCATTACGTACACCATATTGTTTCATGTTTTCTCTAAGTGGTTCCCAATCTAATTCAGATTTAAAATCGGCTAACTCATTTACACCGTTGGCTCTACGTTCCCATGGGAAAATACCACGACCATAATATGTTTTATCACTATCAACACACTTACCGCGTTCTTTAGCAAGTTCCACAGTTGCCTCAGTCAAGTAATATGCCTGATGTTCCATCCAAGACTTTACATCACGTAGTGCTTCTTTTTCTCCGTATTTGTAGCCACGTTTTGCGTGCCAATACGCAAGATTTGTAACGCCAATACCAAGTGGTTGAATTTCATCGTTACTAAGTTGTGACTGTATGGACAAAAAATCTTGATAATCTAATATATTACAGAGACTACGATGTAATACACGACATGCCCTACGCATATCTTCTGGATGACGGAATGCTCCCCAATTTATAGAGCCGAGTGTGCATAAGGCCACTCTGCCCTCCGCTTCATCAATTTCATAATATTCATATTCGTCATCTAACTCTTCGGGCAGATGTTCTATTTCTTCATATAGTTCGTTCATTTTTATTTTCCAAAAATATTAATTAGCATAAGCAAAGATGGCATAGAAAACGATAATGCTAGTGCCCAAAACAAAGAACTTTTATACCACGGAGTATCCTTGAGTCCAAGAGTATCGCATAACTCTTTTTCAGACATTTTGCTAACATCAATATAATATATTTTTCTCATACTCGTTTTCCATACTTTGTAATCAAATAGTAGCTTTTACCGGTCGCTTCTTTTGCTTCTGCAATGCTACTGTACACAATACCATCGTATTCTATTTTCACCGCTTCGTGATGACTGCTACCCCTGGCTGCTAATTCTTTTAATTGCTGACTGCGGGCTTCTTTTCTCATAAACACATACTCTTTGGGTTCATATACTACATCACGCTTGTTAGTTAATTTTTTACATTTATAACCTTTATACATGCTCTTTTTACCGCGAGCCACAGCACTCATAGCACTGGCGTTTAACTTATGTTGTCGGCAAAATTCAAGCATATTGTTAATACGCAAAACTTCATTGACAGGTGTGATAACTTCCCAGTCATCCGCTAATTTAAGTTTTTGCTCATCTTTCATTGCCTTGCCTTTGTTATTGATTACTAAATCGCCAGAAGCAAACTTCCTTTTCTTTGTATAAGATATTTTAGGACCATTGCCACAATCGCCGCCACCTGCATTAGGAGCGATATTATAATACAAGGGGCTTTTAGCACACCCAATTGTATCTAAATAATGTTGCTCTCTTATCAAAATATCCTCTTCTTTTTCTATATATTCTACAATAGTTCTTTCAAAATTCTCAATACCATATTTGTTCACAGCATTACTAAAGCGTTTACCACTACCAATATATCCATCATCTATAGTACCTTTATGAGAACCCAAATATTTCATCCCGTCTAATTTGTTTGTCCATTCATATACAAAACCCGAATAGTTCATATGTGCCTCCTATACAGTTATTCATCAGTACTCTGTACTTTAGGCACATTTAACTATCTAATTTTTCTAATGCTAATAATATCTGTTGGTTTATTTTTCATAAATTCATCGACCTTGTTCTTTTTGACCTTAATTAATTTTCGTACTGGATCAATTTTTCTAAAACTCTTTGTAGGCAAAAGGACCTCTAAACAAAGATTGGATTGATAAATTGTATGGTAATCAGGATCGAATGGTCCTTGGTTCATAACATTATCAATGAATACTAGATAAATTCTACCAGTATCGGTGCGTTCTTTTAGAATGCCACTTTGGAATACTTCTTCAGCACTCATTGACTTCTTTCTAAGGTCTTTACGCTTTTCGTATTTTACATAGAGTTCTTCAAAGAGTTCTGTATTTTTATAGAAGGCTTCGTACAAATCGGGCACCTCGTTTGGATCGAAGAATGTGATATCTTCTTTGTTTTTAAATCTACGCCAAAAGAATGCTGATAATACGACTCCGTAGTCCATGTGGCGTACTCTAGTTTCTTCAGTCCCTTGATTGTTTTTAAGTACGATAAGATCATCAAACTGATGATGCCAAATTGGATAAAACACAGTAGCACTAGCATTTCGTATACCTCCTTGACTGCAACTACGCAAATCACCGAACCATTTCTTTAAGAAAGGAATCATACCAGTATGCATGATTTCTCCACCACGAATAGGACTACCTAATGGACGTAATCTACCTATTTCTAATCCTATACCAGCACGTTTGCTAGCATACTTTGCCATCATTTCACCACTAGCAAAAATACTATCAAGGTCGTCATCACTACGGATAAGAACGCAACTACTAAACTGTTTAGTTGGAGTGCCAAGCCCAGCCAGCACAGGAGTAGCAAGAGTGAAAAGACCATCACTGGCAGCATTATAATATTCCTTTATGTAGCGCATTCTAGCATTGTTTGGTTCTTCTTTATGAAATACTGTAGCAGCAGCAATCATATAGCGCACTTGTGGTGTTTCATAGATTTCTTTTGTGCTACGATTTCTTACTAGATATTTTTCTATAAGTTGTTCGATGGCAGCATAGCTATATAATTCATCTTTACTATGGTCTATCATGTCGTTCATTTTATTCCAATCTTCGACAGTATACCATTCTAATAGTTCCTGTGTGTACAGACCTACACTGACATTTTTCTTAACAATATCGTATAGATGTGGTACATTATAATCGCCGTATACATCTTTACGTAACATGCTTAGTCGCTGTTTTCCAGCGACATATTGATAATTTGTGTGCCCAATAGTTGGGTTATGCTCACAATCGATTAAATCAACAATAGCACGTAGTGTAAGTTCATCTATTTGTCTTGTAGTGATACCATCGTAAAAATGAGGACTTGCTTTGATTTCTACCATGCTTTGGCTTACATCTGCTATACCTTTACATATTTTTGCTATTTGTGCTTGCCATTTTTCTAAATTAAGTTGTTCTTTTTCGCCTGATCTTTTTATTACTTTAATTGACATATCATTGTTCCGTTCATTATTATTACATACATTTTGAGATAGAACAATATTTAATGGTCACAAAGACCCATTGTAATATAATATTTTACTTAATTTGTAATGCTATGTGTATAGGTTATTGATTAATTTAGATTACCATAACCAACTTACAAAGCTGTATCTCTCCCCACTTGTAATAGTAGATACCCAATGTGGGTACATAAAATTACTAGGAAAAATATAAAGTTGACCTGCTTTAGTAGGATACTTCTTATCACATATATGCAAATCACCGCCTTCAAAGTCATCGTTTAAGAAACCAAGTAAGGTAAGAATAGGTACCCCTTTCTTTTTTCCATCAAAAATACTATGTATATGATCACAGTGACCCCTCATACTACTGCCAACAGGATATTTATTTAATCTAGGTTGTGTGTACCCATGCCATTGAGTAAACCATGGATAATCGAAATATTCTAAATATTTCAAGATGTAATCACGAAGATTCTGTTCAATATACAAAGTATAATAAGTACTATCACCATTCACAAAAAGATCATCTTCATATGAATCTTGGTGATCCCTTTGATAATCATAATAAGAATGCTTTTGCCAATCTAATAGCTTGAAAAAATTTACCATATCTTTACAGATTTCCTCTGATAAGAAATCGTAAGATTTTATATAATCACTAGTATTTTTATAAATCTTCATAGAATTAATTCTGAGAGTTCAGTATTGTGTCCCAATATACCTGTTACAAAAGTATTAAAAGCCAAACTAACTCTAGCATATGGCGAATTAAATGGTTTTACTTCATGAGATAAACTTGATGGGAAAATAATCAGTCTATTAGTGACAGCAGGTACATGGTAAGTACTACTAGTAAAATCATTATATTCAGTAGATTCAAATATAAGCTGTTGATACACACCTTTATGAAAAACTATGTGCCCATCTGTTTCACTGCCCTCGGGATAAAAAACTCCACTTATTAACGAATTTGGATGGCTATGTAAATGATGATACATTTTATTAGGGTTGAAATTCAACCACGATTGTGTGATACGTATTTGATTTAAATATTTAGTCTTATAAACAGCATGAAAGAAAGTTTGAACTTGATGCCAAATTAAATATTTCAAATCTGCTAACTGACTAGTATTCAAAATATAATTATTAACACTAGTAAAATTACCTTCATTATTACGCACTGGTTGAACTTTCATAAAGTTCAATTCTTCTTCAGTGAGATTCCTGGGTAATTGTGTTATTCCAATTGGTGTGGGGAAAATTCCTATAATATCCATGAAAATATTTATTATTATCAACAACAGATAAAAAATTTATACTTTTACAGATACACGATTGCCGTTTTCATCCCAATACACATGATACCAGCACAATTCATCTTCATTCCATTCGTAATACTTTTCTTCATAATCAGCAGGAATAGGAACAGGGGCCTCCCATTTTTGTGTTGTTTCATTAAATACCCAACTAGGAAAAATTTGTTCATTATATATCACATACCAAACTTGATTTTTTTCATCCCAGTACCCCACTTGTGTAGGATCAGTAATTTCAGGACCAGGCACAGGTGGTAGCCATTCTTTTTGTACAGTATCTAAAATCCAACTAGGATAAGGTTGAGGGTAAATAAAAGCATCTAAATCCGAATAATATTTCCAACCTATTCTTGCATAATTTTTTCTAAAATTTGCGTTGATACTTGTCTGAACCCATACTTTATTTGGACCAAATAATTGATGTAAAAATGCTATACCCAAACTTTCTTGCTCAACACCGTTTTCATCCAACATATCTTCGTCATTGATTCTTTGAACATCAATAACAATATTGTTTTCATCTAATAATGCGAAATGTGCCATGATTAACTTGTGATCGTAAAGGTTCCACCGCCTGTGAAGACATGGTATGTGTAACTTGGACTAGTTGTTACTGATCCACCAGTTGCTCGTTGTGGGCCATTATAACCAATGATTACAACACCAGGAGCACCTGGTCCTCCTGTGTTACCACTTCCAGGGCAACCTGATCCTCCACCGCCTGTTCCCGGTGATCCAGATTGTCCACCAGCACCTGGAGCTGTGTTTGGACTATTTGTGGGGGCAGGTCCACCTCCACCAAAGCCACCTGGACCACCGCCTGTGGCTAATCCGCTATTTTTACCACCTCCACCACCGCCCATGTTATAAACACTACGCCAAGATATACCACTACCGCCACTGCCACCGGCTTGACCGAACTGTCCACCTCCTACTGTCCCTCCACCGCCACCACCTCGTTGTCCTACTAAAGCAGGTGGAGTTCCTGCACGTCCGCCAGCTGTCCCAATTGGGCCTGTTGCACCTCCACCCAACCCGTTACCGGAACCTGCACCTCCACCGCAACCACCTGGTCGTCCACTAGCAAATACAGTTGGGCCAGGAAAACCTGCATTTGGTGATAATTGTCCACCAGCACCTCCACCATTACTTGATGCTATACCTGTTATACTACTTCCTCCACCGCCACTTGACGCAATATTACCAGGAAATTGAGGAGAAGGGCCACCTACTCTACCGCCCCCGCCCCCTCCGCCAATACCAATAGTCCAACTAGCACCAGGAGAAAAAGGCATAACTACTGCGCCAGGATTAATAGAACTACCCGTATACGGTGCTGATAAATTTGTGTTAAAACCACCTGCCCCACCGCCGCCGCCAGCATTTGATCCGCCTCCTCCGCCACCGCTCATAATCGCATATTCTAAAGTAGGGGGAGGTGGACTAGGACTTTTTCCATAAAAATTAGATAACGATATTTGACCAGCTGGCACTCCAGCTAATGTTCTATAACTTGGACTATCAATTGAACTATTAGGATTAGTTCCAGATACTCCCAATTCAACATTAATAGCGTTAAATGATATCGGTCCTGATGGAGGTAATGGCATGATTAATTCCTTTCCTTTTTCAATTCATCAATAACTTCTGAAAGTTCTTTTATTGCTTCTATTAATAGAGGCACGATTTTTTCATAACGCACTGCTAAATAATCATCACTACGTTTAGCAACGACTTGGGGCAATACTGCTTGTACTTCTTGAGCAATCACACCAACATCATTTTTTCGTATGAAATATCCGTCTTCTCCTCCGTTTTTATTTATAAAATCTTCTGTCCAATCAAAGTTAACACCTCTGATTTTTTTAAGTAAACTTACAGCATTTGCTATAACTTTAACATTTTCTTTTAACCTCATATCTGAACTATAATATGCTGTAATATTATTTGTAGCACGAATTTCACCAGTAGTACCTGATGCTGCTGTACCAACACCCAGTGATGAAGTTTGAGTATTTGTTAAACTACCTGTGCTTGTTATATTTGGTTGTGCGGCAGTTGTTACCGTAGCTGCGGTAGTAGCACTAGTAGCAGTACCTGCTGTTGCTACATTTAAATTTGCTACCTGTGTTGTTGAAGTTACTGTTAACGGGGCAGTACCTGTTACTACATTACTTATAATCACTGGAGCTGTTATGTTTGCTGTTGCCAATACTTGTTCTGCGCCTAAATTACCTACGTTAGCATTACCTGTTACATTTGCTGTTCCTGTTATATTAGCACCCGTTGTTGTAAACGTGGCAACTGCTGCTGTTCCCCCAACACCCACAGTAACATTGCCGCCGCTTGTAGCAATGTTAACGTTTGATGTGCCGTTGCTTATACTAGCTCCACCCCCACCTGCTATACCAGTCAATTGACTACCGTTACCAATAAAAAAGTTAGCAGTGATATTCCCATCTGCATTTCTTTGAACAATACTATTTGCTGTTGCTGTAGTTGCTGGGGTATTTCCTTGCAAAGCATTGGCATTTAAATTAGCAACTACTGTGGTCGATGTAACAACTAACGGGGCTGTACCTGTTGTTACGTTTGAAATTATTTGCGGCGCTGTTATATTTGCTGTTGCTAATACTTGTGCTGTACCTAAA